GCTCAAAACCATTGAAAATAAAGTTATTGACGATGTTTTTAAAGTTATAACAAATTATTTCGTTTGAATAAAAATTTCAATATCATTTAATCCCATAAATGTATATACTTATTAAAAACATTGATAAAACAAGGTGTTCTATGTATATTTTTTTATTTCTACACCAATTTCTACACCAATTTTAAGTTTTTTTCTATTGTTTCAATTTCTTCCAACTTGGATTTATCTGTAACATGAACATACAAATTCATCGTCATTTCGATTTTGCTATGACCTAAAATTGCTTGGAGCGTTTTTGGGCGCATACCATTTTCTATGCATCTCGTAGCGAACGTGTGCCTAAGCAAGTGAATTGAGAAATTTCTCATTCCTAACCTACCGCAAATAGCATATATTCCTTGGTTGTACGCTGACTTTTGAATTAAATTTCCGTTTTTATTCAGAAAAATGTAATCAGCATACTGAATTGGAACAACTTTATTTTGAGAATCCTTTTCTTTTTGATTATATAAAATATTGATAGCTTCTTTTGTGAGTGGTATTTCCCTGCACCCGCTTTTTGTTTTAGGTTCTCCGATTACAAATCCTTTCTTTGCGACCTCTGACGCACTTCTCTGTATTTTTATTTTTCGATTTTTAAAATCTACGTCAGACCATTTTAATGCAATCAATTCTCCGACTCGGATTCCAGTTTGCAGTACAAGGGCGTACCCATTATAAAACGATGATTTTTTCGCTTCCGTTAGGAACGCTTTTTGTTCATCCACAGTGAGAGCTTTTCGTTCTTCTGTTTTTTTTCCTCCAGTTGCCTTTACATTTCTGCTTACGGGGTTTCTTTCGATTAAATAGTTTTCGACAGCACACTCAAAAACGCTCCACATTAAATCTCTGTGAATCTTAATGGTAGATTCCTTGTGTCCTTCGTTCATCATATTTAGCACTTTTTGACAGTGAATCGGCTTAATATCTTTAAGCTCCATTCCGCCGACAATCGGAGAAACAGAAAAATTCCACATGCTCATATAGTTTCTTCTTGTTGTAATTCTTATGCTGTTCCCTTTTATCTCGTTTATCCAATACTCAAACCATGCATTGACCGTTGGAGAATCTGAAAAGAAAACATCCCCATGCTCATCCTCAAATTGTGCGTCTGCCATCCATGCTCGGCACTCCTGCAACTTATGAAAGTATTTCTGTTTTCGCTTTCCAGACTTCGTTGTAAATCGACCCGTATACATTCCGTCTTTTCGTTGGCTGATACCAACGCCTAATTCCTTTCCTCGAAGGTCTTTCCCCATTCTTTTACACATCCTTTCGATTTGAGAAAAGCCCCATACAGTTTCATACTACCATACAGGGCTTTACGTTGTCTACAATTCGATACTTCCTTCAATGAATTTATCAAATTCCTTTCTTTTGATTAACTTTTTTGTTCCTACGGTCAGAACAAACGTGCATCTTGGGTTGTTAGCCAATTCTCTTATTCTTGAAGTCCCGATACTGCTATATGCGGACGCTTCATCAATCGTCATTGTTACTTTCTGCCAAACTGGCACTTCTGGCTTCGACATATCCTCAATCCTTTCCATTTTCTTATAAATTTTCCTCAAAATACGATTTACCGTAGATGATGATATTTTCATCGTGTCCGCTATATAATCAATAGGGGAACCGTTGCTGGACAGTTGAAATACCATCATCTCATCCTCGGTAAAATTGGCATTCTCTATGATTTTTCGCAATTCTGGCTTTGTCAAATTACGCAAAGCCACTTAGGAATACCTCCTTTATGTATCCTCATTAGACCAAAGCAATTTTTTATTCCCTTTCTTGTCGGTCTGAAAAATAGTATCCTCCGTCATTTCTATTCCGATTTCAGCCTTTACCACTTCCTCAATATCGTCAAGAGAAAGGTGCTTATCTCCTACATCCGCCCATAATCCTTCAAAAGCAACTAACGCTTTAGCACAACGTTCTGGACCGAAACCAAATTTATCATGCAGGACTAGAAGCATGACAAGTTCCATCTGGGAAGAAAGCCCTCTATCAATGATTTTCTGCATATTTTCAATAGCTTCGTTCTTTGCTTCTTCAATGATTCTTTTCTGTTTCTGATACCGCTTTTTCTTTTCAATCTGATTCAGATTCATCTTTCACACCACCCTCGTAAACCGCAGAAATGAATTTATCTACCCTTTTCTGCAATTCTGGCGGAAGATTTTCGTAAAAGTTAATTTCTTTGACTTGGTATCCGCATCTTTCTTTCATTCTCTCCATAGCCTTGATGGCAAGAAACACGCCGTTGATAGCTACATGATATGCAGCAGGCAGTCCGCTTTCTTCATCTCGCGCGTCATGGTCTTTCTGGTAAGATACCGTGTGACGCAGTAGGGCGGCTAACAGTCTGTCATCAGAGATATTTCTCCATGACTCAATACCTTCAACACCGTATTTTTCAACGGCAAATTCACGCACTCTTGCTAATGGCTCTAAAATCTCCAATGGTACAAGGTTAAGCTGCGCTTTTCCTTCATCGGATTTTACGATTGGCGTTTTCATAAATCTTCCTCCGTTCTGGTTTTTATCTGATACTCATTGCCTTTATTTTCTCTAATTCTGCATGAACTGTGTCCATAACAGAATCATCCACTACTCTTTCTTTCTTCTCGCTGCCCTCAATCAACAGTTTGCTCTTTTCTTCAAACGCATTAGAAAGCTGCTTAATCCTATCCTGCATTTCTATTCTGGCAGGATTTTCATTATTGGAAAGCAAATTCCGCACTTCTGTTGGCATCTTTGCGCTTTCGTCTTTCTGCATCAGTGCCAATCTGTATGACCTCTGAAAATTGCTCATGACTACGGTTTCGTTGTAATCTTCATCCGTAGCCCAAATATGCAACTGCTCTGGTGTTCCGATTGCACGTTGAATGATTGTAGGAAGTTTCAAAAATTCCTCGGTATATCGGTATCCGCTGTTTCTAATCGCCATACTGACTAACGACCACGCCTCCATTTCGTTCAATTCCTGCGGTTTGCTAACGGAATGAACCATGTCAACCAACTGCCCTATTGTCGGTGCAAATCCGCTTGTATCAGACAGGATATAGGATTTCAATGCAACGGAAATCTGCTGATATGTATAATCTGAAAGCATCATTCCCCAAACCTCTGTTGTCTCTTCAATATTCTTTGGTCTGAAATTCTGAAAACAGTTATACATGATACGCAGGATTTTCTTTGTTTCTTCTTTTGTCAACGAAATACACCCCCCTAAAAATTCCAGTTTACATCACTACTGGAAGACTTCCCGATTTTCTCCCAAACAATACCTTGATAGCCGCTTGAAATGCTTTCGTTTATTGCTGTTGACACCGCCGTATCTCCGTACTGTGTTGACTTTTCCGATACGGTTTTTAAAAGTGTCCGCAGACCTCTTTCTTTGTACTTGAAATTTCTCTCTCCCTTGTATGCAATCCAATCCTGTACCGATTCCAACAAGTAATCGGAAATAGCAAACTCGGAAACCATGTCATTCAGCATATCCGCAGAAGATACTTTCTTTACAGAAACGGAAGGAATACTTTTCGGTTCTTCTTCCGTCTGGCACTCGTCCACACTGCCTCTAACATTATTTACCATATCCATAACGTACCGCCTAAAATCATCAGACTTAATATGCTTTGCAACATTCTCAACACCCGTAAGCGTTTTCTCTGACTTGCTCCAATTATACTTGTACCATTTGAGAATCAAGATTTCCTTCGTTTCCGCACAGTACCGAATCGCGCCATGCACATTTTCAAAACGTCTTATCAGTCTTGAAATTGTATCCTTCGTGAATCCTGTATGGTGTGATATTTGATTAAAACTGACCTCATAGCAGCCACATATATTCGTTTGTGGGTTTGTCAGAAGATAAGCATAGAAATACTTATCCTCTGGCGTAAAATCGTCCTCGACCTTATTGTCAGTCCAGAACGATATGTGTAAATTCCTGTATATTGCCATAAACAACACCACGCTCTTATTTATTGTTGATTTTCTCGTCAAGATTCATCCTTTGTCCTTCTTTCCTTCAAATAGCTATAAACACCATAGGGAAACCAAAGGAAAACAATCCATAAAAAACAAAGAATCGGTTTCCATACGTTTTGCGTATAATCTTCAATGATAATGCTCAGAAAAAGACCGTACCCAATCATTATGTAAGCGGTTATCAAAATTGCCAAAATAACCATTACCAGCACTTCTCTCCTCTCTTTCTTTCCAGTGCCGCTTCTGCTTCTTCTCTTGTGAAATACAGGTTCTCATAGTCATACGGTTCCCATTCGTCAGCATACTTGACAGCCTTTACCGATACATCCTGCACCTTGGGCTCGCTGATATAAAAATAGTGGTTCGGTACGGTTTCTTCGAGGATTTCATACACCGTATCTCCGACCTTGCACGGCAGCACCAACAACCGCCCATGCTCTTCCAAGTCCTTGTAGCGTTTCAGTTCCTCTAGCCAGTCAGCTTCCTGTCCAAATCCCTCCGCAGTTCTTCTGACCACTCCAAATTCATCCTCCGACAGATGTTTCCGGAGCCGTTTTTCTGCCGCTCTCAACCGGTTAATCTTTTCTTCAAGCGTCGCTCTCATTTTTCTCACTCCTTACAACTCGGGCAGAAGTGTTCCCATTCTCCCTCTTTCTTTTTGTAATGTCGCTTCCATCCGTTGTATTTGATACCATGCTGACATTCTTTAAAACTGTCATATTCATCCGAAAATTCATAACAGCAGTCGCAGACGGCATGGTATTTGTTGGTTTCTTTGTTTTTCTCAATCATTTCTCCACCTGTCTTTCCAAGCAGTCCTTTAACGCAGCCATTACCGTGTAATCTAAAATATTGATGTCCTGCGGCTTATGCTCTTTTCTGTAGTTGTACTTGAAAATCTCGCTTTCCAATGCACTTTGCAATTTGAGCGGCTCTAACGGATTGCTTATATCATTCAGATATTGCATCTCCATTCTTGCCTTGTATTCCCGCAATTCTTCCAGTTCCTTTCGCAAAAAAACAATCTCATCCGCAGCCTTTCCGAGCCAATCCATACATTCTCCATTCTCAAAACAATGGTCGTATATTTTTTGGTAATATGGGCATTGCTCTTTACCCACTGAAACTGGATTTTCCATACACATAATAAGCTTTTCTCCAGATTTCCATCTCATCATATTTTCCGAATCCTCATAGCAGAATCCTTCTCCGTTTTGGCTGCCAAGACAACGTAATGCCTTTGTTAAATCGTCCTCATGTTTCTGTTTCATTTCTACACCTCTCTATACAACCGTAAATTTCAATTCCTTTTCCTTTGGCGAAACCGTATTCTTGATTTGCGCCTATACTATTTTCCCATCCGTCCAACATATAAATTGCATCGCAAAGGTCGAGCAACTCAAAAGACATTCTCATGTATTCCTCATGTGTTGCATCTTTCGGCATGATATCGTTCAGCCTTGCAGGATTTACCGTATCATGCCCAACTGCAATCAGTTCCTTTTCTGCTTTAAGGAATCTTTCTCTGAAATCCTCTGTTCCAGTGATGGCACCGCTTATATAAATTCTCAATTACTCGCCGCCTTTCCATTTCTGTAATCTTCTATTGCCCTGATAACTGAATCTTTCCCGCAATCGCTGCTATCGTACCACTCAACCGCCTTAAAAACAGGACTGAGCATTTCGTGAAGCGTTTCAATTCTGATTCTGGCTGATTTGATATACTCAACTAATCGCATTACATCCTTTGCCACATCTTTATATCCGCTCGAATTAAGGTAGTCAGCCATTTCTTCTAACAATCTAATACTTCCATACTGCACAAGCTCGTCAACTTCCTTTGAGTATAGATAACTCCAACTTCCGCCGCTCATTGTTATTCGCCACCTTTCATCAACTCCATAAATTTCTCATACTGCCGTTCTGAAATCTTATTGCCCCTCTTATCCGCCCTAATTTCGATTGTGAGGTGCTTTTCGGCAATATGCGATAATTCCTTTGCAAGATTCTTTCTTCCCTGTTCCAAGCCGTCACGATAGCCCTTAGCGGCTTTGTATTCCGCAATCTGCGATTTGCCCTCGCCCTGTGAGCCGCTTGTCTTGTTCCGCAGCTGATAACCGCCATCAGCATATTTCTTTATCCAGTGCTGTTCCGCACTATCCAACTCGGTATCCTTGTAAAGCATAAATCCGATTTTCCATCCATACTGATTTGTTTCTGCATCGTATAAGCCATGTTTTTTCAACGATAGGTCGATATGCTGATAGCCGACAAGATGTTGCGACAATCTGGTAATAAGGTGTATTGCTTGCCCGATGTATGCGTATTTGAATCCGTTTTCGTCAATTCTTGTTAGGAAATAAATTCCGCTGTCCTCATTCAATTTTGGGTTGACTTTCAGCAGGCGTTCCTTGTTTTTCTTCTCGATAGCCTTCGCTTTCTTGAATTTCTGATAGTCCATCTTTCAACCCCCTTAGAAGTGCCTCTCCATTTATTTTTACAGAATAATGATTTCGCATAACAAGCATTTCTTCCTTTGCACGCTTATAAAATTCTTTCGATATTTCAAATCCATATGAGTTTCTACCGCACTCCATAGCCGCTCTCAGTGTCGAACCACTACCACTGCAAGGGTCAATCACGATGTCCCCTTCGTCCGTAAAAATTTCAATCAGTTTCTTAATTACGGCTACGGGCTTCTGCGCAGGGTGAATTTTAGGAATCTCTTTTCCGTCCTTCTCCCATGTGAACCAGTTGAAAATCATCCGTCCAGTGCCGCGAATATTCTTTCCGTTCTCGTCCTGCTGACACCCGTTTCTAAACTTTGGCAACCTTCCCCGATAAAATACAAGGGCGTATTCTGTCGCACCTACAATACGCATATTCGCCTTTAAAACCTGCGGACTGTAATTCTTACAGAAAACCAATGGTATGTAGTTTACAAAGCCATGTTTCTTAGCGGCATTGATAAGCGTGGGAATCTGCTCAAAGCTGCAAAACACAATCATGCACAGGCTGTTGCTGCTTCTGCCACGTGATACGGGTTTCGTATCTTCTTTCTTCAACAGTTTGCTGCAAAAATGAAAATACTCGTACAGATTGAAATTAAAATCCGTATTAAAAGCAGCCTTTCCGGCAAGTTTGCTTTCACCGTTTTTATTGTCCCCACCTTTGTACCACATGGGATTACTACCGTAGAAATTCGTACCCACGTTGTAGGGGATATCAGCAATAACAAGTTGCGCTTTCGGGATGCCGTACCGCTTATAGTTCTGGAAATTGTCATTAAACAATTCCGTTTTTATGTTTTTCAAATCCATAATATCACCGACTTTTCCGATTAACCTCTTTTTCGACTCTTTCAAATTCTTCATCAGATATTCCGAATATCTCAATATAGTCATATTCCGGCGCGAAAAACACTGATATATCGTCCTTCTTATAAATAGGCACCATGAAATCGCCTACAATATTCGCAGTATCGAACATTTGTATCCCTTTTTCAAAATTCTCTTTCAAAAAAACGATTAAATTTTCTATTCTCAAAATCAGTCTCCACCTTTCTTATTTTTTAAAACGGCAAATCGTCATCTTCAATGGTATTGTCGATGGGATAAAACCCATCGGCATTACTCTGCGGTTTCGAAGCATCGTTCGCCTGCCCTGCGTTGTTGCTTGCCGCTTTGCTCTCGGCAAACTCGAAAGATTTCACGATAAAGGATACCGTGTTCTGCTTCTTCCCTTCCCTGTCGGTGTATTCATTCTGCGCAGCTTCGCACTCAAGGATGATTTTCGTACCCTTCTTAACAAATTTATCCATTGTTTCCGCCGTTTTTCCGAAAGCAGAAATATTGAAAAAGCTCGTTTTCTTCTTATCTCCATATCCGCTTTCGACCGCAATGGAGGTTCTTCCTACCGCAAGAGGATTTGCGGACTGCGTGTATCTGAGTTCAACATCTCTTGTCGTTCTACCGACAAAAATACATTTATTCATTTCTGCTTGTCCCTCTTTCTTCTAAAGTATTCATTCTTCCGGTAATCTGCCTGATTTTCGATGAACGCCTTCTTTTGCATTTCTTTTTTATTTTTCAAATGCTTCTGATTCCAAATCGTGAATTTCTCGCATTTTGAATGACATCCAGCTTTCCTTCCTTCGCATCCATAGCAGGGGCAAATGCCATCCTTCGCCTTGATATTTGCATTTAAGGAAAACTCATACCTTCCCATCGCTTAACCACCACCCATCATTACGTTCTGCAACGTGCACATTCGCCGCAAGACACGCTTTTTTCATGCGCTCGATGAATTTATCAGAATCTGCATTATCGGCTGACAGATGGCACATTATGACGTTCTTCAAGGAATCAGAATTATTCGCCTTTACAAACTCACAAGCTGTTCCAATCTCCAAGTGACCTCCGAAAATATGATTCTTTTTTCCTTCGTTATCGGGATAAATCATATCCTTGTCATAATTCACACCCAATAGAATGTGGTTAATGGATTTAAACTTCCATTTGATAACTTTGCAATCGGTAATGTAAAGCATCCTTCCCATTTCTTTGTGTTCAATAAGGAAACCATAACAGGCGCAAGGCTCTCCGTCCGCATCCGTGTGTGTCCATTTGCCGTCAATCGTTGTAAGGTCAAACGCCTGTATTTTGAAACCAGAATACTTTTTTACGAAAGTTTCTGTATTTTCATACGGCTTGAAAACAGGAACCCCCATTCGCTCAAATTCCTTTACCGATTTTGAGTGGTCAGCGTGTTTATGGGTAACAACAGCACCGATAACATCAGAAATCTTCCACCAGATTCCCTTCTTAATCTTCTTTTCGTTCTCACCCAAGTCCAAAAGAAGGATCTCTCCTGTGTCCGCAATGAGCGCGTGGCAATTTCCGCTTGAACCTGTTGCTATCGTTTTTAGCAGCACTTTTACACCCCCTAACGATTATTTAATCCCCTCAACATGGTATCTTCCGTATCCACTACTTCTACCACTTCCGATACCGTTGCCAAATCCTGCAAGATTGACAATGTTTACAATCTGTTCCAAAGAGAAAGCGTTTTCGGTGTACTGGATTGTAAATGCAGCTTTCCAACCGCTAAATCTGTTAAGGTGTACTAATACTGGAGAGCCTTTTTTGGGAGACATCAGTTTTTCGTCAATATGATGTTCTGCAAACTGAATTGGTATCAAATCTCCCTTTGCGATAATGTTTACTCCTGCATTAAACTTCGTTGCGTATGTATCAATTTTGTTCTGTACAACAGCCTGTCCGAAAGATTTTTTCAGACCGAACCCTGTAATACATGGTGCGTTTTCTTTTAATGCCTGTAATAGTCCTTCTTCCGAATAATCTTTTGGCTTGCCGTTGTACCAGTGCATAGAAGTGATGATTGCTTCCCATTGATTAGGCTTTGCTGTGTCTTTCGCCTTATCCTTACGCTTGTCAATCAAATCCTTTGCGCTTACATCGTTCATTTTATTAAGAATCAAGTCTCCATCTCCTGCGATTTTGATTGTTGCGGTTTTGATGTTTAAGGGCTTGATTTCGATTACCTCTGTTTTAGCCATTTTTGTTTTCTCCTTTCATTTTTGTTACTGATAGAACACTTTGTAGGCGATATAATATTCTGCATTGTCTTGTATTTTCTTTTGATTTACTGTTCTTTTCTTTAATATGCTGGCGGTATCATACCGCCTATAAAATGCTCTATCAGCGTGTTCCTATAATCAAGCGCTTAGCAAGTGAGATAAAGTGTCCTATGTTGCGCTTTATTTTCCTGTTTTATTTTGACCTGTTTTTCGATGTTTTATAAAAAGCTGTTATATAATAGGTGTTATCTCACCTGTTAAACACTTGAAAATAGGTTGTTTTTTAATATGCTGTCTGAAATTTTCCTGTTATGTTCTGTTTTATGCTATATATCAAACAGTGATTAAATCAATCTGCTCAAATACCTGTTCCAACTCGGAAAGTGTCTTATATTTCAATCTGAAACTTTCCAATTCTGATAATGCTCTTTTAAGCAAATCTTCATATTCATTCTGATTTTTCAAAAAAGTCCTTGTCGGCTGATAAACAGTATTGGACGTTCTACTTAATACTCTTACTGGCGGCGCATCTTCGCTTTTAGGTTCTACATACAACATCCTAATGACATTGCCGGCTTGTATTGTTCTGTATTTCTCGGCAGCTAAATCATTGTCCCACTCAAAGCATTTATGTAATTCTGAATTTTCATCTCTTGCAAAATCGAGAATTGCTTTCGGGGTAATCTGTTCCAAAGAAGAAATCTCTCTGTAACATTCATTTGCATCGGCTTTAAAAATACCGTCAACTTTCCATTTTACGTTTTCGTTCATCATCACACCTCGCTATCATGCGGAAATCGAAAGACTTTGGGATAATCGAAGGCGGAATAAAACATATTGCCTTCCACTGTTCTGTAGCTCCCGTATTCCGTCCTCAACTCTTCCATAGCCTTTTCTGCTTTTTTCTTTTGTCGAATATTCGGCTAATTTCCAAATAGTATCGTCATCGGAATTTACTGCATAAGCAATAATCTTTGTGTCGTTTATGGCATCAATTTCAACCCCAAAACATTCATACGGCAAATCAACTTTCCCGTTCTGACTAATAATTCTCATATTTTTACCCCCTTACCAAAAGCCAAATTGCGCTCACTGCCGTCAAAATGGTGGCGGAAAATACAGAAACCACAAGGCATCCAGCCGTGATTTTATTTTTCACTACATAACAGATGAAAGCTCTATATAGACCTATTTTTTCATTTTTACGAGACAACCAAAAGATTCTCTCGGAAGACACAATAGCAATCATCCAAAGAGCAATCGTCAACTTCACAATAATCACCGCTTACACCTCCTGTACAATTTCTCCATCAATGATGTTTTCCTCGTCAAAATCAACGGCATTTGCACTTTCCACAACATCATCCTGTGTTTGGCGGTATGCATCATCCAGTTCAATCTGTGCCTGTCTCGCCATCTGGTCATAATTTTTCGGATACTTTCTTGTAGCGTTGTTGCACATTTTCCGCTGAATCATGCTCTCTGGCGTATCCAACCATGCGCCGCTGATAAATTGTCTGGCAATTTCACATTCCAACATATCATCAACCGTCTCACACGCTCTCAATGCGTTCAGAATTTCATCCTTCTTTGCCTTGATTTCCTCTTTCTGCTTTGGCGTTGCCTTGTATCTATCCTCGCAAACACCGAATGTAGCGTTCATCATATTCTGCTTAACGTGAGCCAAAAGGTTGACCTTTACGCTTGCTCTGTCAGCTGTCAGATATGTTACTGTGCCATCCGTCAATTTTACTGGATATACCACCCGAACCGCTTTATCGGATAATCCGTTTTCTTCCCACTCTGGCGGTGTCAGTTCCAAACCCTTATGTTTGGGTGGGATATAGGTATCTCCTTCTTTGACTACCCAATATGGATAAACTTGTTCGACATCCTTGCCGTAATGAGAGAGAAGGGAATCATATCCTGCACCCTCGATACCCATTTCAACAACCTTTACCCACTCGTTCCCACGCTTTACATTTCTAAGCTGGAAATAACACTCCCTCGGATATGCCGCAGGGTTCAATTTCAGCCCTGCACAGTTTTCAACGATGCCCCTCAAGTTGCTTGTATCGAGGGAGTTCATGTTCGCTTTTCCATCGTTCTTTACAAGATTGTAAATGCTGCCAACTGCCTCCATAGCGCATTTTCTGGAATATTCATCAAAAACAACGCCGCAGGACGAATAGTCATTTTCAATCAGTTTTACAATTTCGTTCGACCACTGGCTTAATGCTGTTGTAAATTCCTTCTTTTCTGCTACCTGTGTGTTTTCAGCCATTATTTTCTACCTCCTCTAACGGTCTATTCCAACATTCTTCGCATTCTTCTGAAACAAATTGTTCGTCCGTATCTAAAAAGCACTCTTTATTTGTCGCATATCCCAACGAATGAGGGCAAATTTCCGGAAATTTGTTATGTATCAGTTCGGCTTTCGGATACTTCTCCAAGAAATCCTGTAAAATCGTTTTTCTCGGATGTTCTTTCGCCCATTTTTCTACGATGGAGATTGCTTTTTCTGGATACTTGCGCAAAAAGATACCGCATCCTTCCGATTGGTCTGGTCTGCTTCTCCATATCGGGCAGACGTTACATGCATATGTTCTACAGATTCTACCCTTGCATTTCAGAAACTCCAACGCTGTCATTTCAGCCATGCTGCATCACTCCTCACATGCTTCATATGTCTGCTCGAAAATGTCTGGTTTACAGGGGTAAAGCTCTCCCTTCACTCCACGAATCACATAATCCCCAACACTTACATGGTGCGTCCCTTCTAAAGTATCAATATAGAGTTCATCTCCATCTACACTATCAAATTGAATGGTACTATAATACATAATGCCATCTTCAAAGGCATTTACAGCCCAATCGGGGACATAATATTTACCATCTGCACCTTTTAAATCTCCATCATATTTAAACGCTTCAATTACCACAGGCTTCTTTCTGTATTTCATAACCATCACTCCACTTCCTTAATTTCTCCATCTTCCAACCGATACCATGTGTCCTCTTTATATGTATCCCCATCAATCTGGATTGCTTTGTAATTGACGATTTCTCCTTTGCCGTTTCGTTCGACCATAACAATTAAACTGCCGATACCGCCTTTAGCTTTGCCGCCGTTTTCAGAAACCATGATAGAATGTTCTCCGCCTGCAAGTTTAGCCCATTCTCCGCCTGCCAGTTTAGCGTTGTCTCCGCCTGCCAGTTTAGCGTTGTTTCCGCCTGCCAGTTTAGCGTTGTCTCCGCCTGCCAGTTTAGCCCCGTATCCGCCTGCCAGTTTAGCGTTGTCTCCGCCTGCCAGTTTAGCGTTGTTTCCGCCTGCCAGTGTAGCGTTGTCTACGACATTTTCTTTTTCTGAAACATTATCAACTTCTTCTTTAATCTGCCGATAGGTTACGTCAAAACTTGCCTTAATAAATTCTACTAAAGACAGCCTTGCGCCGATTTTTAGTTTCTTTGTGCAATATTTCTTCTCGTCATTTGTAAGAGTTTCGTCCATTGCTTCTACTTCCGAAAATTCGCACATTTCGCCGTTATTATCAATTAACGGATAATAGTCAAGTACGTCCATAGGATTTTTGCAGAAGTGCATGCCGTTCACGCAAATATTAGCTTCGCTTTCTTCAAAAATCGTGTTCTCTGCGTACTGCTTATCTTTGCAAATAAGCCCCTTGCGAAAACCTTTATATCCTTTCATTCCCATTTTTATTCCTCCCCATTGCATACTTTCAAAGTTTCATCATCTGTCCTGCGAATAACAATTAACTGGCGGCTTACATCTGGAATCCTGTTTTCGTCCAAGGATTCTGTATCATCAATCCAAATCGGAAGGCGAATACTATTCATGTCCTGCAATCCTTTTAACAGGAAAATTTCTGCAAGGATTCTGTCTCCATGGTTCAGTCCATTGAAATAATCAACGCCATTTACATTGATTCTCAAAGTTTCCTTAATATCTCCGCTTAATGTTTCTTCGCTCATTTTGATTTTGATAAACTCAAATTTCCTGTTTACCATATCCTCCAGAGCGGTGTTTTTGGCAATGCTGAAATCCTGTAGCATATCAATCCGGCGTTCAACGTCAGCCGTTTTCTGTGCCTGCTTCTTGACGGATTCTTTCAACGAATCAATTCGTTTTTCTGTATTTTCGGTATCTCTGATAATAGCTTTGATTTCAGATTCTTTCTGCGAAAGGTCAACCTTATAGTTGCTGATTCTCTCCGTTACTTGCCGCCATAAATCAGTTGATTCAAAAAGTTTAGAGGATTCTTCCTCTGCTTCTTTAAGCCGTTTTTCAAGCGTTTTATATTCTTCCGTTTTCTCAAAGCCGATAGAAAGCAATTTTTCCAAATTAATCTCCAAAGACTTTCTTATTTCTCTTTTATCAAAAACCTTTTCAGCCCATTCATTTGATTTTTTATTAAAATCTAAATATGTATCAGTTTCTGCTTTGATTGCGGATTCAAGAATATCAACCTTGTCTTTAAGTTCACATAAAGTATCTTCTTTTTCCTTGTATAATTTTTCTTTTACAACCTCTATTTCTTCTGAATTGAACCCCCTGCCACATTTAGGGCAAATATAGTCATTTCCGTACTGCACCGCGTCCATGATAGAATGGCAGTTCTTCAATTCAGTGCATTTCGATTTTAATGAAGAAATCTCTCCAAAAACTTTCTCAGATGATTCGTTGTATTTTTTAACTTTTTCCGAAAAGTTATCAATATCCGCATCGATATCCACTATAGTTTTTTTCAGAGTTTCGATTTTCTCGTTTTTGGCTTTCTTTTGCTCGTCCTCAATGGCTGACATCTTCTTTTTCAAGTCATCAACCAGACCGACAAGATATGTATATCTGTCTATAGAAATATTCAGTGTTTCTTTCAGGTTCTCCATACTATCAATGTTTCCGATAATAACCGCTTTCTCGGATTCCAATTTCTGCAAATCAGAATCATCCGACCTGTCAAGTCTGCGCTGCTCGTAGTCCAATTCAACATTCAGCCTGTCCAGTTCTCCGTTTTCGACAGAAAGGCGTTTTTTCAGTTGCTTCAATACGTCCTCCGTTTTCTTTCCTGCGGTCATTTCGTAAATGCTCTGGTATTCTGCATTTTCCTTGCAAAAACGCTCAATATCGAACCCAGAAAGACCTTCAATGGCTTTTCTGGCATCCGCAGTAGATTTTTTCAAAGCTGAAAAGAATACCGATGCATTAGAACACATTGCCACTGTTTCTGTCGGTGCGATACTGGCTAAAAAATCGTTTACTTCCGCAGTTTTCGCAGACACGCCATCAAGAATATAAACAGTTTCATTCCCGATAAAAACGCCCTTGCGATATTTCCTTTTAGTCACTTTTCCGATTTCGTGTTCAATTCCGTTAATTTCCAAAGTAATCGCTCTTTCGATTTCCTTGACAGGCTTTTCTTCTCCGTTCTCATCCACAGGGCAAATATTTGTCGGTGCGGCACCATTCGCAAACTTGCCCGTCATAACATCAAAATAGGCGTTCATCAGCGTTGATTTACCACATCTGTTTTTCCCTCTGATTTCCGTTTTCTCGGAAAAGTCAACCTCTACATTTTCAGCACCCATATAGTTTTTAAGGCTGATTTTTTTTAACAACACTTCCGTCAATCTTTCCACATCCTTTTTATACATTCGCTACAACCAACGATTTCTCCATCATCCCTTTTATAAAGGTATTCGTATTGCGTCTCTTGGCAGTGCGGACATTCTTCCTGCTCTTTTTCGCAGTATCCGCATCTGTCACATTCAGTCTTTATTCCTGTCCTGCATGGGTAAGCCATCATCATCACCGCCAGCAAGCATAGCCAAGATTTGTTCGGCATTCACAAATTTATCTGTTTTCAAATAGGCAATAACAGCCTTCACCCTGCCGTTCAACTCCCAAAGTTCCTGCAACTCATTCTCTGGTGTCAATTCTCTGCCGTTTTTCATTTTCTCTTTCCTCCCTTTTTCGTCTTTTATATTTTTTTGAGTATTCTTTCTTGTAGGCAGTGACCTTCTCTTTATTGCTCTCTTGATAAGCGCGCACGCTTGCTATGTATCTGTCTCTATTCTTTCGGTAACGATCCCTAGCCTTTTCGCGAATCCTCTCTTTGTTTTTCTCGTAATAGCTTTTCTGGTATGCTTTGGCATATTCTTTGCGTTCTGAATAATACTTTCTGAGGTATTCTTTTTTCTCAAGCCTGTTTTGCTTCTCGTCATCCCTGCAATTCTGTTGATTTCAGCGTCCGTCACATACTCCTTTCGTGAAAAATCATCACAGATGCAATCTGGGTGCGGACATTCAAAACAGTTAAAATTGCATACAGGCTTTTTCATTTTTCCTATCCTCCGTAGAACAAACTGCCGATTGCGATTGCAATCATAATGCTGCTGGCTAGATAAAACATCATTCGCCCGTCAGCATTTTCCAGAACAAACACCATGACACAAAGAGAAAGAAGCGTTCCCAGAAACATAGCTGCCCACCGCAGCAGACCACGGCGGATGTAAAACGCAGTCCGTTTCCAATTTCTCATAGCCTCACCACTTCCCCATCACTTTCAAAGAACTGACTGTAGCGGAAACTCTCTGTGTATCCTCCATTAAAAATCGCAGTAAAAATATGTGGATAAAGACCTGTTACCGTTCCTGTTCTTCTTTTTCGCAGGACGTTCGCTCCATGCCTATCCTTGCCGAACTCAAGCACCTTAACCTTCTTGCCTACAAACAGTTTCTTTTGCGCTGTTTCTCTGATTTGTTCGATTTTCATGTTTTGCACCCCTACCTTTGCTACACTCCGGGCAATAATAGCCCTTTTGGGTATCCTGCGTTGCGGCAACGTTCCAAACCTTACCACAGATATTGCAGGCTACTACTCTTTTATTTGTTGGCGTTCTACGCGGCAACCCGATTGACATTTCCTATCCCTGCCCTTCTTACTTCTTCTGGTTAAAAAAGGCATACAGGAAAATCAGAATCATCTCCGATGCGATTGTCACGAAAACGCCTGCTACAAATGGATTTACATACATCTTTATTCACCTCACTAATACCAAATCTACCAATCTAAAAAAGTTTAGAATTGCGAAGAAAAGAAATGAAACAGCACAAAACCCCAAGGCTTTGCTTTCGTTTTCAATACACCTTAATGTACAAATTACAAAAAACGAAAATTGCAATACAATTAAAATGATTTTTATTACAATCATTCCTTTTCCTCCGCATCTTCCTTTTTCCGCTCTGCCATGCTCTCAACTTTTCCGAGGATATAGCCCTTATCAAAATCGGACATCTGCGGAATTGCTTCTTTCAGCTTTTCTACTACCTGTTTTTCCTTTTCGCTCATTTCCTGCACCTCCTTCCTTAAATTTTCTTCCCATTATCGTCAACCGCATAAAGCTCGATAATATGAGGTTCTCCGTCAATAAAATCTACAACCGCAGCAACATGAAAATCGTTTCCAAAGTGCAGCGTGATAACACTTGCGGTTCCACCATCGCTACATTCCGCTGTTTGCTCATGAGCTTCTGCAAACCGAAATCCTATTGAAACATCAAATTCATTTAATTTATCAATGTTCATCTTTCTTTCTCCCTTCTATGCGCAATATTTAATTTCGTACTCGGAGACAATTTTTGAAAAAATCTCCCGAAGTTTCTTGTCTCCCTCAATCACATCAATTTTTCTGATACTATTGATTGCGGTTTTGGTCGCACCAGAATTTCCCATCCTCTGCTTCATGTTTCTAAGCCTTGTGCCTAAGTCGCATCCGGCTCTTTGTTCCAATTCTGAATACAGTTGGGTATTCAATGTTTGAAAATCAATTTTGGAACTAAACTGAACGCGTTTAATTTTTCTGTTAATCTCAATCCGCCAATTATCCAGTACAGGTTTAACAGCTTCCTTAATTGTTTCTGTGGTTTCAACTGCCTTTTTCGCTGTTTCATTCGCAAGGGCAATCTGCCTGTCTCGCTCTTTATCTTCCAACTCTTTATTAGCGATGCTTTGCGCCAGCTTTAAGATAAGCTGCGTTTCCGGCGATAATTCCTCATTGACAAGCCGTCTTGTCTTAAAATATCCGTTCACAAGCTGTCTTTGAACCGTCCATGCCAAATCGTCCGTAAATGACTTGACTAACATCAAATATCCCTGTTCTGTTAGCAGAATTTTGTTTGTAAAATCATTGTCGGATATAGGAAACATGCGGCTTGTACGAATTTCGTCCGCACTAACAACGAAATAATCTTCTCCATCAATAAATCTGTTTCTGTTAGAATTAAAATTTCTTCTCGCCGTTCCCTCAGGTCTTTCATGGACCATATCAACATCTTTCAATGTCACAACTCTCTGTCCTCGATATTCCTTTACCGAAATATCAGTATTTTGGATATGAACCAAATCGTTCATTGCACCATTCCTTTCTGTGTTATAATTTCCTTATCATTTGATAAGGGGGTGAATTTATGGCAAAATGTCCATTGAACAATTTTTCATCATGCCAAAACGATTGCGCTTGGTATCTTCCTAAATCGCAGTGCTGCTCTGTGGCAAAACTGGCAAAATTAAACAGCATTGATGCAATTTCGGAATTAAAAGCAATCCAGAGAAATCTTTCAAGTATCGAAGAACGAATCAATCGTTGATTCTAATCAAAATCGTATTTGCGATTCTGTCGATTTCTCCCGCAATACGGATTTTCACATGAACATCCTGTGTCTTTTTGCCTTCCTCTTCCAACTCTTTCATCTGTCGGAAGAGGATTTCTTTTACATCTAAATCGAATTTTCTTTCTTCCATCGTTTCACCTCCTTCCCTGTTTTGTGGTATAATCCCTTTAAAAAGGAGATTTTCAAAATGTTTCATGATTACGATAGAATCAATAAAATAATGCAGAGCAACTTAGATGCCATGTCCCCAGATTATGAAGAAGGTAAAAGCCCTCTTGAAATGATGGAACACCAGACGGCTTTTCTTGAGAAAACATCTCATGAACTCCGCAATCTTGCTGATTCTGCAAAATCTCAAGCTGAATCTGCCAAAGCAGTCGCGGACAGTTCAAAAATTCAAGCTGATGCAGCCATCGAACAATCCAAATTAGCGAAGGAAACGGCGGAATCGTCCAGAAAATATTCCAACATTTCTGTCATAACATCCATTGTTTCCATCACAATTAGTATCGCAGCCATCATATTACCCTTGATATTGAAATCATGAAGGCTACAATAGAAACCGCTAATGCAACCAAAGAAAAGTAAAATACTTTTTTCATCCCACCACCTCCTTATTTCGTTTGCAATATCATAATAACGCATTTGCGTTATGAAGTCAAGAAAACTTTATTGCATTTGCAATATTCTTGTGTTATTATATTACAAGAAAGGAGGTGTCTACATTGAATGGTGTAAATGAGCGCGTGAAAAAATTAAGGCTATTCCTTGAAATGAATCAAAGTGATTTCGGTAAGAAAATAGGAGTAGCACAGACTTATTTATCTCAAATTGAAAAAGGAGATAGACCAGTAACAGATAAGATTTTCAAAATAATTTGTTTGGAATCTTGGAACGGAAAGTTTGTAAATGAGGATTGGCTCAGAGATGGGATTGACGAAATGTTTGTAAAATCTAAAGATGAGCAGATTTCTGAAATGCTTGGCGAAATCCAAAGAAACGGAAAAGATAGTTTCAAGCGCAGGCTCGTAACGGCTCTGGCTAAGCTGAATGAATCAGATTGGGAAGTGTTGGAAAAGCTTGTTGATTCTATCGGAAAAGAGTAATAAAAAAAGTCAATGGAAATGCGCAATCCATTGACTTTCTCTTTTTTATCATCCTAACAACGCCATAAGATATGCACGAATCGCCCTCAGGCGGCGCACATCATCAAATTTAGATATTAAATCGATAATTTCTTCACGAAATTGGCTCATTTTATCCGTACATTCTTCATTTCTTAACATAATTTATACGCCCTTTCTACATTTTCGACATTTTTAGCTATAGACTTTTTATTTTCAAGGTTTACAATAGATATTAGGCGGCGAGAACGCCAATCCAAACGCCGCCCAATAACCAGAACTGCGGCGTACCTGTTTTTAGGTACAAGCCAATTATACCAGAAGGGAGAAGGATTCCATTGCAGTTGACTACCAAACATTCAGCAAAACTTTCCATTCGACTACAAAATAGAAAGGTGTGTGAATTATGGGGTAAAACCGGGGCAATGTATATCGAATCTTAAATCCGAGTTATGCCGCGAGATGCTTCTAAAGGGGTGGAGCGTTGCGCAGCTTTCCATCCAGTGCGATTTATCATACAAGGCTATGTATAATATCATCAATGAGGAACCGGAAGATATGCGGCTTTCCACGTTCGTTAGAATCTGCGACAATGTCGGTATATCTCTGGTAAAGGTTCTGGAAATTTCCAATTCGGAAATTATTGACGATGGGCTGTCCAAGGCTCTCATCACTTGTGGCGGCAATCGTTACATATTGAAACGAATATTTTAGGATTGAGGGGCTTTTATTAGCCCCCTTTCCTTTTTACCTGTAGGTGATTCTCTCGATACGGTCCAAAATTTTGTCCGCATCCTGTTCTAACTCTGGGAAATATTTTACAATGTCAATCGGATATTCTGGATAACTCCCGACCTCATTCTTGTAAATCTCCCTTGCGGCGTTCAAATCGTATCTTTCGGAAAGTCGATTCAAGATACAATGATACAGATAGCTGCGGCTGTTTCCGCTGTCTCTGCAAAGTCGATACATCCTGCCCTTGTTCCTCTCGTACCAGTCAGATACAATCGGCACTCTGGGCGTGAAATCCTCTGCGAGCGGTTCTTTGTAATATGGCTCTTTATGCACCGCTCTGACCTTGAAATAGGCGTTTACAAGCTGCCGCTGCACCTTCCACGATAAATCATCGGTGAAGGACTTCGCTATAAGCAAATATCCGCTTTCGGTCAATAGCGTTATTCCCCTTGTTGGAACATCAATATTCAAAAGGGACAAATTGTCCCTTTTAGAAATATCCCTTGTCGCAACAATAAAATCCTCGTTTTCGATAAAGTGTTTCTTGTTCCTTGTAAAGTTTCTTTTTGCAGTGCCGGCTTTGTTTCCGTGAACCATGTCAATGTCCTTGAAAGTCACAACCCGTTGTCCCTTGCACTCTCTAATCTGCATTTCGGTGTTTTCGATTGTGATAACATCATTCATTTCGATAACCTCCTTTATTTATTATTGCCAAAAGGAGGTATACAGTGCTATACTTTATATACACTCCTTATGGCGTGCGGTGGCAACTGTTGTTGATTGGTAGTCTGTGGCAGTTACCGCCTTTTTTTATTTGTTTCTTTGTTCGTACTGAATTTCAATCCCTTGCCTAATTATTTTAGACCTATCAGAATTTTGTTCAGCAGCTAAATAATCTAATTTTTCTACCGTCTCCTTATCCATTCTAACTTGAATTAACTTGTTTTTTGGCTTATCCGTTATCTTTTGTCCCATCTTGGGCGACATTTTTTCTCACTCCTTTCAATTTGTAATTACATTTTGATTTTAACTTTGTAATTACATTTTGTCAAGTGTTTTCTTAAAATTCCCAAAAGAAAAAGCACCGCTTTTCTGCGATGCTCATTCTCTATTGCTTTTTATTCTTTTTCTTTTTTGATTCTATCCTTATTCCGTAATTTCCATGTAAACAGCTTTCACACAAGGGATTGTTATAGACTGCCCCAAAATACTTGTATATTTATACTCCCCTGCTGATTCGCCGTAGAATGTTACAATATCATCTTCAAGGAATTTTCCATCCTTGTTGTCTGGGCTGAGCTTTACAAACACATTATCATCCCATAAACCGTAATCACCTTCCGTAACAGGAATCAAATATTCGGAAGTGCTACTGTCAGAATCTTTCACGACCTGCCTAATTTGTCCGCGGAACTTCACTTTCTGCCCTTCGTATTCGTCTGGTTTCCTTGCCAAATCATCATAGGAAACATCTATGCACTCAGACTTGTACTGCTCAGGCGAAATATTTTCTGAATCGTCTTTTTTCCCTGAACCATCTCCGCCGCCAATCGAAGCAATCGCAATAATAATTAAAAAAATCCATGCAATAATAAATTTCAACTTACCGCCTTGCTTTTTCCGACAATTCGGGCAAATCTTAGCTTTTTTCGGAATATCTGACTGGCAATGTTTGCACTTTTTTACTTCATTTTCTTTGTTTTCCATGGTTAAACTCCTTTTCAATATTATTTTCTCGCTTCAACGTATACCTCATACTTATCAAATTCATTTTCTGGGAATAGCTCAAATTCTTCCGTAACTGTTCCGCCTGCGCTCAGTTTGTAGCTATTATCGTCTAAATATTTGTAATCAGAACCAACTACTTTCCCATTTTTGAAGAAAAATACAGTTGCCTTTACAAATTCCATATCATAGTTTCCTAAGTTTGTAGCAGCAACAAGAACCTTATCCCCTGCTTTGGAGGAAGTTGTTTTCAAATCTGCGGTTGCTGATTTGAAATATGTTTCTTTTTCTGTTTTTAATGTATATGTTGTTTTTGCAGGAACACTATCAAAAATATGTGTCAAGATAGCTGTTTCTCCACTGCCGACAACAGGAGCAGAATCAGACTTTGCTCCGATAGAATTTCCTGCCGCATCCTTTGCAACTACATTGCTTTCAATCCTCAGCGCATCAGAAGAATTATTTGTTACCAGAAGGTCATAATAAAAAGAACCGTACTTCTCATAATAGTATTCTTTTGCGCTTAATTCTTTCGTCTGATTGTTTGTTGTTTGCGTGGTATTCTGCGGCTTTTCGCCAAGATAAACCGTTTTTGTTGCGCCATCCCATGTAACGTCTTTTCCGACTGCTTCCGCTACCGCCCTAACAGGTAGATACGTTGTGCCGTTGTAGGTGAAAGGCTCTTTGCTTGTGGAAAGCTGCTTCCCATCGACAATAATCTTGATGTTGCTAAATGATACGGGGATGTTCATATTTGCAACCTTAGCAAATGCCACCGACCCCGAACACAAGACCATTGATGCAATCACAGCACCGCAAACCATGTCTTTTAATCTTTGAAATTTCATATAAAACCCTCCTTTTTGTTTTGTCCTTCCATCATATAACACTAACAAAATTTTTTCAATATTTTTTGTCTTTTTGTGAATATTTTGCCTTTTTGGTGGGTTTTTGGGGTTCTGCTTTCAAAAAATTTTTCGCCCTATTTTTGGCAAAGAAAAAAGCACCGCATAAAGCAGTGCCATTTCTCACTTTTATCCACTGGGAAATCTTAATCATTTTTATAATACCAAAAACAGAAAACATTTTCAATATGCATTTTCGCCCTATATTCGCCCCTATAAGCCGCCTTTTTATTTCACTTGACCGATTAACCGCCAAAAAAAAGAAAACGCCCTCTCACAAGCCGCAGAGGGGCAGAGAAAGCATTTCCTTATTCAGCTTCTCAAGGTCGAATTTTTCAAGCCTTGACAGGTCGAACGCCTGTAATTTTTCTATACATTCTTTTCGGGTTTTTCCGTAAACACCTATTAACATACCGCTTTTTGCTTCTGTCACGCCCCAAGAACCACCAGAGCCGCAGACATAAAAAACAAATTCGCCACGTTCTACCTTGTACCCCTCAGCCTGCACACGTTCCTTTTTTCGTCCTGTAAGCTGACGGACTGCGAAAAACTTTTCTTTTTTCATGTGGTTACACCTCCCTTTTACACAGAAAATCCGTAGAACGTCAAGCCCTGCGGATGCCTTTTTTCCCTTGGCTTGTCTCATCAGTTGGAAGGTTGCCGCCCTACCCAAGACCGCCCGAAGGCGGTTTCGACTTAATCTGCTAAAATTGACCTTGCGGTGTTAAAAACGTAAAGTCTGTTGTGCGGATGATGTTTGAAATCTCCGTTGTTTTTAATCGTTTTCCCGATATTTTCATATTTAAGGCTGACAACGATTAAATATTTTTCGAGCATTTCATCGGAACATTTTAAGCAGTTTATAGCATTTTGGATGCTGCTTTTATTACTATTCCAGTAAATACCTTCGATTCTGCATTTCTTTTCTTCCTGTAATTCGTTAAATTCTTTCATTAAATCTTTCTTTGTCATTTTGATTTCCTCCTTCGTTGTCCTCTGTTGTTTTCTATGGTCTTATTATATATCATGTTATATATAATATCAATACTTATTTTTGAAAAATATATAAAATTTTATATATTACAATATATTGCACAACTTCATTTAATATTGACTACATATATAAAGTGCTATATAATAAAATAAAACGAATGGAGGTTTTAATATGGGAAAGACACCTGAATACACCAAAAAAGCAATCAATAATTATCGGGATAAATTTGACTTTATACAAATCAGATTCCCAAAAGGAACGAGACAACGTCTAGAAGCTGCTGAAATCGGAAATATCAATGACTATGTTGTTGATTGCGTCCTTAAATCATTGGGAGACATTCCCGCAGAAACCGAAGAAATGCAAGACACTACACCAAATACAGAAGCGGCGGAGATTGCCCCTGTAGAGCCGGAAACATCAGAACCGACCAATCCCCTACCCGATGCGGAAACGCCCGTCAGCACGCCAGAAAACGGCTTGAAACCGCTGACTATTGAGGATATTCAAGCCATGTTCGATAACAGGAAAACGGACGAAATCAGACAGGAGGAAGAAAGGCAGGAGCGGAAAGAACAGGAGGAGCAGGAGCGGCGCAAGCTGCTGGCTAATCCAGAATATGCCGCCACCTATGCGCAGCTTATGGCGATGGAGACCGCAGAGAAGGAGAAGAAACGAGCCGAAATGCTCACCAGAGCGAGACTTGAGACGTTATAAACCTGACCGCCAGAAATGGCGGTTATTTTTCCATATTTTACCATTTATTTATCTTTGTAAAGATATCTTTGAAAAGATTTAATATTTTAGGAAGATATCTTTTTAAAGATATTTTATCTTGATTTTTTGCGGTGAAATTCGTATAATTGAGAGTAGGAAAAACGAAGGAGGTATATTAAAATGATTGTATTTAAATTTGATGTTGCAGCTGCATTAGAATCCGCTGGGGTTACTTCTTACACAGCTGTAAAAAATGGTTTGTTATCTGTCGACACGTGGCGGAAAATCAAGAAAAACGATGCAAATATAAGCATGAAATCTCTTAACAAAATTTGCATCATCCTGAACATGAAACCAGAACATTTAATCACATACAAGCTGGATGAAAAAGAAGATTCTGACATAATAGAAAGGTTCAAAAAACTAGGTTAAGAAGATAGCTTTTGAAAGATACACGATACCCCATACAAGCATCTGTATCTGTAAGGGGTTAAAAAGAATGTAATCTAGTATTTTACTTCATACAGTAAAACCAATGAAATCTAATATATTCAAGAATGAAATCTAAAAAAGAATTTAAGTACGTAGTAATATATTAAATCCTAAAACAAATACAGAAACCAATTAAATCATAAAAAACAAAATTCCCTATTGACAACATGATTAAATTTTTGTATCATATCCCACAAGAAAGAAAATTGAATTTAAAAGGCATCCAGCTAACGCCGTTGCTCTGGATGACCTGAACGGCAAGGACGGCACCCCAATTATTGATTAAGATACCAACACGCCACAGAATGAGAGTAAAATCTTTTTCTGTGGCTTTTTTAATTTACCGCAGCAGGAACGAGGAAGGAGGCGCGGAGCATGGAAAATAAAATTTATGATTCAGAAATCGAGGCGTGTCTAGATTCATTCTGTGCCGAAAAGGGAATTGCGGACATGTCCAAGGAATCACAAAGCGTCTGGAATGCTGCCCTAATGTATATTAAAAAAAATGTATTCCCAGACACAAAACAGTTAAAATCTAGTATTTTATTCAAAAATGGTATAGGAGCAATGAGCAATTGTAATGCCTATGACTATGAGCTTGTAGACCATATCTGCGATATATATATATATATATCCCTGATGAATGATAAAGAAGTATCTATCAATGGGTTTAGTTTTTTAACAGGGATAAGTAGAGATGCAATAAAAGAATGGGGAAATGGTAATAAAAAACTAAGTGATAAAGCTTTCAAAATTTACAAAAAGCTAGTAGATGTAAGGCTTGAGAGTTTATCGGGCAAACTAGCCACAGGAAAGCAGAACCCTGTAGGCGTTATCGCAATCCTAAATCACTTTTACGGTTGGAACAGCCCATATGCGCCAGATGCTAACAGACATCGCACCGCCCTATCAGCTGCCGAACTTCCAAGACTGAACGAGGTTAAAACTGTTGAAATTGCACAAGATGCAGACAGATTGACGGACAGCGGAAACGAATAAATCAATATCTAGTTTAAAATAAACGCTTGACACAATATATTGATTTAAAACTATTCGCATAACTATCATTTTGCGAATAAATACAGAAAATTATAGCCAATGCGGATGAACAGCGGTTGTTGCGGCTTGGATGATTCCGCCGTTGAGAATGGACGGGGGTGGGGGTCTGGATAGGAGTAGAAAAAGCCTCTACTTAGTCCCACAAATATCCTCAAAAACAAAAAGCCCCCATCTGCACAAAGGAGTGACAAAAATGTTTTGGAACCCATTTAGAAGAATTAAGGATTTAGAATTCGATGTCGATGTGCGAGACCGTACAATCGAAAATCTGAAAAAGGAGATTGAGGAATTAAAATCTCCTACAAGACCAAAGTATCATCCAAATGTAACCTGTACTGACTGCGAATATTTCATTGTTGAGGACTACGGAAACGTAGTTTGTAAAGGCTATTATTGCAGACTCAATAATAACTGCGAAGATTACACTTTGAAAGAGCAAGTAGGCGGTGTTACATATGTACGATGAAAAAGAATGTTGCGGTAAGTGTAAATATTCCGACATAGACCATGAGCTGCTTTTTACTTGCAATAACGAGGATAGTGAATATTACACTGATTACACGGAATATGATTATGGCTGCGATTATTTTGAACCGAAGGAGTGAACGGTATGAGAATTATTAGCCACAGAGGAAAGGATTCTGTTGATGAATATGGATGCTATATCTATATCAACGAGCGGAACGAAATTATTGGAGACATGGGAAAAACAGCCGCCTTGCTTGGCTCATACAAAACTATAGAACGCGCAAAAGAAGTCTTTGACGAACTTCATGCGGCATACGAAGAATTGCCATTCTCTGGAAACAATATTTTCCGCATGCCAAAGGAATAATACCGATATGTACCCTGTTTGTTGCGCTTGCCTTTGAGCGGTTTAGTTCATGACTGTACGGTGATTATGGAAAGAAACAAGGCGGCTATAGACGCTGATTTTCGGACGCAGGGTCTTATATATGCACCAGTAGTTTAATGGCAGAACAGAAGTTTTCCAAACTGCGGAAACGGGTTCGATTCCCGTCTGGTGCTTTTCATCGGGTTTTTGGACATTTTTCCCGATGGATAACACAACCTTTCACCCACTAGGGGAATCCTGTTAAGAGCCATCGCACGGCTCGGTGGGCTTTTGGCTTGTATGCCGATGGGGACTGGCAACAAGACCAAACACCAACTTCATATTTGGGGCGTTTTAACGGCATCACGCCCCACTCTGGATTCTTAGCTCAGTTGGTTAGAGCATCCGGCTCATAACCGGACGGTCCTCGGTTCAATTCCGAGAGAATCCATTTGCGGTCTTTCGGTATCATGGTTTATCGCAATCATAGATTCTGCTGACTGACCGCATATAAAACCTACCCTTCAAAAATCGACAAACCCCCTGTCAGTCCGTTTTTCTGATTTCGTGACTGACATTAAACTCAAAACTGAAAAATCATGATGGGGATTGGATAGAAACTTGATTTAGGTGAGGTCGATTCGGATTTCACTATTAGAGATGGTGTCTTTTAAATCCCCATCCTCTGCCAACATACCGAAACGGTTATAACGGCGTGGTCTTGAAAACCATTGTGTCGGTTAGAATCCGACATGGGGGTTCAAATCCCTCTGTTGGCGTTTGGGTTCACGATAAAAGCCCAGTGCGCAACCTTATGGGTTAAAATCGTTGTAAAAATGCGTGGTCGAAAGCGGTCTTTTAGGTCTGCGATAAAGCGGACTTGCCCCGGGTTATTAGCCTGCGAGTAGGCGTAGGATAATTCAAAATTGAATTATGGTAGATGGTGGCGGAATAGGTATACGCTGGGAGTTCCCATTATGAATAATAATGCCCAGAAAGCACTCTCAAAGGGACACAGGGAGATAAGTCTTTCATGCGTGGTGCAAATCCACGCCCATCTAAGAGGTCTGGTCGCACCAGAATAGAGTGTTGGTTGCGTGAATCCCACTTGAATTAAAAAAATGCCGATGGCAGATTGGATGTCACCCTTTCTGCCTATCGGAGACGCACACGTTATCCCGATTATTTGATTGAAAACGAAAGGCGGTGTTTGCAATGGCGCAAGGCGTAAAAACCATAAGCAAGAAAAAATTCTTTGAAGCATTTGAATCGTTCTGTAGCGGTCGGATGACACTGTCCAAAGCTGCAAGATATATCGGTATTAGCGTTCCTACTGCATCAAAGTACTTCAACATGTACATAAAAGGTGAGCCATTCCCAGATACGCTGTTCGGGACTGACGAAGACCAAGAACAACTGGAGAAATTTCTCAAATTTAAAGAGGAGTTGCGAAAATGAGTGATTGCGATTTAAGAACTTGCAGATACAACAAAGACGGCAAATGTACTGATGCTGACAACCGAAAAGAATGTGTTAAAATTGCAAAAATGGTATTATGCAAGGATTTTGCCTATGAGAGAGAAATCAATAACGGGTAAATACATAGGGAACGCAATCGGATATTGCCACTGCAAGGCTCATACTGGTGCGTTGAACAAGGAGCTTGCTTACAAGCATAAATGTATTGCTAAACGGTGCAAATGGCTTGAGAAGTACAATGATGATGCGTGGAGAAGAAAAGAAAGGTATGTGCGGTAATGAAAAGCAAAACACTTGAAGAATTGGCAGAAGAAGCTGTTGATAATGCACTGAAGAACATTGAAATTAGCGGCGTTCACTTCAGACAGTTTGTTGAAAAATTCGGGAACGCCAACGAAAATACGAAATGCAATTTATCCATTTGTATATATAACAAGTGCGGAAACTGCATAGACGATGAAACCCGCAAGGGGTGTGTAACTTTTTCAAAAGAAGTTTTGGGAATTTGAAATAGAAGGAGAAAATGATATGAAAAAAATTTGTTACTTGGTAGCAATAGGTTTCGCTTTAGTTTGCGGAATGACTGGTGCTGCAACTATTGGCAAAATGATTGCAAATACTAGAAACGCTACAAAAGGAGTGGTTCATAGAACCATTACTGTGTATACAGCAGATGGAAAGAAAATAGCAAATTATGAAGGGAAAATCGATATTGATACAAACGACGGCGGTTATGTTAAATTTGATTTTGACGGAAAAAGATATATTTACTACAACTGCTTTGTGGAAACCATTGCAGACATAAACTAAAAACAATTACCGACTAACAATTTGGAAGTTAGCCGCTAACCCTAAACATCTGAGGGCAAAGGATTTTTGCACCTTTGCTTATTTGAGCGGAGGTGCTTTTTTTAATGGCAAGTTTTGAGTTGATAAGTGCCGTACAGGACTACGAAAAATACATAGAAACAAATGGAATCAATGAACAGGTTATAGATGCCTACTGCGAAGCTGCAAATACGGCGTTCGCAAACGAAAAAGATATTGCCTATGGCTTAGAACTGTCCGCGCGGTGCAAGGAAATCATTGAAGCCTACTGCCTTAATTCTTCTGGCGGTACTATCTGGGATTTGGAAAAGTATGCGTTTTCGGAAAAGGTATATTATGAAATCATTGAAAGATTTTATTCCGTCCTGCTTCTGGAAGCGCAGAACAAGAATGTAGATAGTTTCTTTCGGTACATTGAGCGGAAAAGAGAACCAAAGGAACGGTTTTATATGCCAAGGCGGAAACAGTTCTTAAAAATTGGTCTGGTAGATGCACTGCAAGGGATGATTGATGATAAGTACGATATTCTGTGTATCAGCCTAATTCCTGGGGCCGGGAAAACGACAATCGAGAAATTCTTCAATGCCGCGATTATCGGTTGGTATCCGAAGGACTTCAATCTGTTTTATTCTCATAGCGGTGATATTACCAGAATGTACTACGATGGGATGTATGATATTGTCACAAATGCAGATGAGTACGCATGGAATGATATATTTCCTAACCTACACGTTACCAGTACAAATGCAAAAACAGAGCAGTTTAATGTCGGGAAGTATAAGCCGTTCCCTTCTGTACAATGCACATCCGTAGGAAGTAAAAATGCCGGTAAGGTAAGAGCATCGAAGTTTCTTCTGGTTGATGATATGATAGGCGGCATCGAGGAGGCTATGAATCCAATTATCCTTGATAAGTTATGGAATAAATACGCAGTCGATGCGAGACAGAGAAAAATACAGGATTCCGAAGGTAAAAACTGCAAGGAAATACATATTGCTACCAGATGGAGTGTTCATGATGTTATCGGGCGTATCCAGAATATGTACGAAGGAAATTCGAGGGTAAAGGTAATTGCGGTTCCTGACATTGACCCTGTGACAGGAGAAAGTAACTTCGATTATGAATTTTCTGGATTTACGAAAGAATTTTTTGAAGACCAACAACTATTGATGGACGATATTTCTTACCGCTGCCTGTATAAGCAGGAGCCTATTGAGCGTGAAGGGTTGGTTTTCCCCGAAGATAAGATACGAAGGTACCTAAATCTTCCACATGGCGAGCCAGAAATTGTTACCGCACAGTGCGACACGAAGGGCAAAGGAACAGACTATTTTGTTCTGCCAATCCTGCAAAAATACGGAGATGACTATTACTGTGTTGACTGCGTATGCGATAATACGGCGGACTATGAAATGCAGTATGAAAATGCAGCTAACGCTTTGGTTAATAACAAGGTGCAGGAGTGCGAATTTGAACGAAATGCAGGCGGAGATAGGGTTGCTATGGAAGTGAATAAACGTGTAGAGGCTAAGGGTTGGATTTGCAATATTACAGATACGCCCACCGAAACGAACAAAGAGGCAAGAATCTTCCAATGCTCCAACTGGATATTGCAGCACGTTATTTTCAAGGATGAATCCATGTATTCCCCGAAAGAGCCTTACGGAGTAATGATGTCACTTTTAAAACGATATTCTGTAAGCGGAAAAAAACAGTTGGATGACGTTCCAGACGTTTTTTCCAACTTTGCGGTAAGAATCACAAAAGGAAACAGGATTGCGAAGGTAGAGGCAACCAGAAATCCGTTCAGAGGGGGCGTATATTATTGACAAAGGAAATATTGAAACAATACACAGACCTCCAACAAGAATGTGCCGAGGTAAGAGAAAAGATATCAATTCTTGAGCGGCAGATTATAAAAATTGAGCAGGAAGGAACCGTTCTTGACAAAGTGTCTGGCGGTGTCGGAGGCTTGGAAACATTTGTCATTGAGGGTTTTCCTTATCCAGAATATAACAGAAAAAAAGCGTTGCTTTACTCAAGGAAAGCTACACTGTGCGAACTTGAATTAGAACTGTTGGAAACGATAAACAAAGTTGAATCTTTTATAGCAGATATAAACGATAGCCACATGAGGCGAATTATCCGTCTTAGATTTGTTGACGGTTTGTCTTGGGCTGATGTTGCAAGAAGGGTTGGCGGCAATACAGAGGATAGTGTAAAGAAAATGTTTTATCGTTTTCTTGAAAATTAGAAAGTTGTCCCGAATGTCCCGAAAAAGTGTGGTATATTTATAATAAAGAAATATGCAAGCAGACGAACACCGATTTTTGTCGGTGTTTTTTGTTTTGTTTTTTATCGGGAGGTGCCGCATGAATAATAGAATGACGTTTCAAGAGATTGTTCGCGGACAGTATGGAAGAAAAATTGCATACACGAATGTTGATAAAATAACGCCGGATAACATTGTTAGCGTTGTCGGGAAGTGTATAGGCGTTTTCAATGCAAACAAAACAGCCATTGAATACCTTTGGAATTACTACAAGGGAGACCAGCCGATACGTTATCGCAAAAAGATTGTCCGAGAGGATATCGTAAATAAGGTCGTTGAAAACCACGCATACGAAATCGTACAGTTCAAGGTCGGTCAGACCTACGGCGAGCCTGTGCAGTTTGTTAGCCGCAAGGATGATGAGCGGATAAACAAGGCTGTAGATATTCTGAATGATTACATGGTGGATGTTGATAAACAGTCAAAGGATATTAAGTCTGGAGAATGGCAGTCCGCAACAGGTACATCGTTTAAAGCGGTTCAATTTTCAAATGGCGATATTAAATTTCGTATTGTATCCCCTACTCCGCTGAACACGTTTGTGATTTATAACGCAAACACAGAAGAACCGATTTTGGCGGTGCAGGAATCGAAGGACAGGAACGGAAAAATGTATAAGCGGTGCTTTACGGATACACATTCTTGCAAAATATATGATTCTACTGTTACGGATTGGAAACTTCATGCTTTCGGTGGTATACCGATTATTGAATACCCTAACAACCATGAAAGACTTTCGGATATTGAGCTTGTTATTGACATTCTGGATTCCATTAACAATATGCAGTCGAACCGCATGGATTCGATTGAACAATTTGTGCAATCGTGGATAAAATTTGTAAACTGCGATATTGATTCGGAAGAATTTGAAAAAATGAAAATGCAGGGCGCATTGGTTGTCAAGTCGAATAACGGCGAAAACAAAGCGGATGTCGATATTATGACACAGGAATTGAACCAGACGGAATCACAGGTTGCAAAGGATGACCTGTGGGACAACGCCCTTTCCATTCTCGCCATTCCGAATAAAAATAACAATAACTCTGGCGGAGACACACAGGGAGCGGTGCAGCTTCGTAATGGTTGGGATTTCTCCAAGACGAGAGCGAAGCTGAAAGACCCTATTGTAAAATCGGCAGAGAAACGCCTTGCAAAAGTTGTGCTGAACATCATACGCATTAAGCATGAGGATTTAGGCATTACCACAAGGGATTTTGATGTGCAGATAAACCATAGTCCGCAGGACAATATGTATACAAAATCACAGACACTTTATCAGCTGTTGCAGGCAGGGATACACCCTCTTATTGCAGTTAAGACAGTTGGGCTGTGGGGAGATTCCGAAAAAACATTCCTTCTTTCTAAGCCTTATATGGATGCTTTGTGGCAGACAGCAGAAGAAAAGGAAGAACAGGAACGCAAGGCTGCAGAGATTGCGAAACAATCCCAAGTAGTTGCAGAAGAATAAAGAGGTGGTTTCATGTCAAGAATCCCAAATGATGAATTACATACAGAGAAAATTGTATATGAAACCTATTTCGGCGAAATGGAAATATCTGACGAAGAAAAGAAGGAACGGCTTGAGTTGGCAAAAGAACTTGAGCCGATTTTTATTTCTTTTTTCTATGCTTTCTTGGAATCTGGCGAGGGCGAAGAAGATTTTATTCAAAGTCTTTCCGCAGAATACGAAAAGTCGGCGTTGAAATTTCTAAAGGTCAGAGAGCCACCAGCGTACATAAAGGAATACTCAGAGAAAATCACAGAAGATATTATCCGAACAACGATTGAAAATAAGGATATGCCCTACTTTACATCTGTTGAGCGTGCCATGAATATTGCGGCGAATGAAGCAAATACCATTGGCAACTACCGAGAATACACCAGAATGGTCAAGCAAGGCTATCAATACAAAACATGGATAACCATGAATGATGATAAAGTGCGGCATACGCACGCGGAATCGAATGGATATAAAATCGGGATATTCGATTCCTTTCAAATAGGTGCATCTGAAATGTCCTTCCCTCGTGACTACTCTTTGGGGGCGAGTGCGGAAGAAATTGTAAATTGCAGATGTAGTCTGAAATACACGAAAACTTAAACAGTCCGTTCGGACTGTTTTTTGTTTATAAAAATAAGCAGCTATGCGGTAAATAGCAAACTCAGCAGGTGCGACCTGCGGAAACAAAAGCGTGAGTAAATGATAGGAGGTAATCACATGACAAGAGAACAGGTATTGAAACTTTTTCCAGATGCTACGGATGAGCAGATTACAAATCTGTTAAACCAGAGCAACAAGGAAGTGCTGAACGAAAAAAATAAAATCGCACAGTACAAAGAAAAAGCTGATAAGGCAGACGAATTACAGGCAAAGATTGACGAATTGGAATCAAATGGTTTGTCTGAAACTGAAAAAGCCAATAAAGCGTTGGAAACAGCAAATGCAAGAATCGCAGAACTTGAGAAGGCACAGACATTGGCTACGCAGAGAAGCACTGCGGCTGCGAAATTCAAAGTAACTGCTGAACAGGCGGCGCAGATTGTAAAAGATGACGGCTCTTTCGATTATGACGTTCTCGGACAGATTATCTCTGACAAAGAAACGGCTGCTGCCAAGGCGAAAGAGGATGAAATTGCAAACAACTCCCCTAACCCTAACGGCAGTAATGGCGGCGGCGAAACGCAGACGGAGGCTGAAAAAATTGCAAAAGACATCGGCAGTAGATGGTCTGATGCAAATAAAACGGCTGAATCTGTTTTAAAAGACTATATGTAAGGAGGATGAAGAAATGAAATTTAAAGAATCAAGCGTAACTACGCAAAATGAAATTCTGAAAAGAAAACTTGGCGGTGAATTGTTTGTACCCGTAAAATTGGATGATTCTGCTTTTACAGAAGGCGTTTGCAAGGCTGGGAATCCTATTTCCGCAGAAGGAAAGACGGTAAATGACAATACGGCTATCGGCATTTTGCTTTCGGATACATACGATGAAAACCCCAACGGAACTATCATCAAGGCTTTTGCTTGCGTAAATGAAAAAAATGCAAATGCAAATGCTGGCATTACGATTGCGACCGAGGCAAAAACAGCCATGCCGCTGATTGTATTTGAATAAGGAGGTGTAAAGTAATGAAAATTATAGATGTATATAGCGCAAAGGCGGTTGCTCTTGTGCAGACAGAAGTAGCAAGCAATAGAAAGCGTTACATTGGCGAAGGTCTGTTCCCTGCGAAAAAGAAAATGGGTCTTGACTTGAAATGGATTAAAACGTCAAAAGGTCTGCCTGTTTCTCTGTCTCCTTCTAACTTTGATGCAGTTTCTACACTGAGAAGTAGAGAAGGATTTAAGATGACTGAGACAGAAATGGCGTTCTTCCGTGAATCCAGAATTGTCAAGGAAACTGACGAGCAGGAAATGTTGCGTGTACAAGAGTCAACAGACCCTTATGTACAGGAGATATTAAGTAGAGTTTTTGACGATGCAAATGATTTGGTTGAAGGTGCGAGGGTTGTACCTGAAAGAATGATTATGCAGTTGCTTGCGCCGTCTGACGGTTCTCCTAAAATCTCTATACAGGCAGATGGTGTTACATACGAATACAATTACGACCCTAACAACGATTACAAAACAAACAACTTTGCAGAGTTGTCTGGGGAAACTGATAAATGGTCTGACGTTGAAAACTCCGACCCTCTTGAAGATGTTTCTAATGGGCTGGATTCTGTTGAAGCCAAAACAGGCGAAAGACCTTCTGTTATGATTGTTTCCAGACAGACCATGAACTATCTGAAAAAGAACAAGAAAATCAAATCTGCAATTCTGGCACAGAATGTAACGGCGAATATCTTTATGGATGATGCCAGAGTGAATGAACTCTTTTCTGCTGAACTGGGGGTAAATATTATCGTTTACGCTAAACAGTACAAAAACGAAGAAGGGGTCGTTGCTAAATTCTATCCAGACGGTTTCGCTACACTGATTCCTAACGGCGCACTGGGTAACACATGGTACGGCACTACACCAGAAGAACGTACGCTGATGGGAAGTAAGGAGGCGGATGTATCCATTGTCAATACAGGCGTTGCGGTTGCGGTAACGGTTTCTAATGACCCTGTGCAGACAAAGACAACCGTATCCGAAATTGTACTGCCATCTTATGAGAGAATGGACAGCACCTATGTTATTAAATGCTACTAAAAAGGAGGTCGGTTAAATGAAATTCGACCATAAAGTAAAGCATAATGGCATCTGGTATGAGCCTTTTGAGGAAGTACCAGATACTGACGGAAAGAGAACTTACACAAAAAGCGAAATCGCAAAAATGCCTGTTAATGAACTGCGGCAGCTGGCGTTGACCGTAGGTGTTGAGAGTGCAGAAGAAATGAACGGCACAGAACTGAAACAGTATCTCCTGTCCGTATTCGGACTGTAAAGGGGTGATTGCTTATGGCTGATTACAGCATTTTGGAACAAGTGAAAATCAGACTGCGGCAGTTTCACGTTGACGAGAATGATACTGTGGTATTCGACAATAAGGAAGAAAATCCGCTCTTGAACCAACTGATAGAACAGGCGAAAAAGGAGATTATCGCAAGGCGTATGTATCCAGAAACATACACCGAAAGAGATATTTTGTCTGACTTAGAGAGGTTTGAAAACAATATCGTTGATTTGGCTGTGTATGACCGTTCTCAAGCAGGAGAGGCTTACATGGAAAGCTATTCCGAAAACGGCATAAGCCGCACTTGGAAGAATAGAGAGGATTTGTTCTTTGGCGTATACCCATTTGTAAAGGTTCTGTAAAGTGGTTAAAGCAAACTGGCTTTAGTCGTTTTTAGTGCGTTGCCGTTTGGAGTTAAAATAAATTTATAGAATTTTTTGAAATTTAATCGAAAACAAATGAAATTTCATTAAAAATTCGCTTAATTTTTCTATTAAATTCGATAGATTTCATTTTTTAACGAAATGGCAGCAGGGGTGCATTGTATTATGTGGCGGTGGGCTGATGCACAATTATTAAGCAGAAAGGCGGTACAGAAATGCAAGTCGAAATAGCGTATCTAATAAGCATAGTATCTTTGGCATTTTCCGTCTTTTTCGGGTTGAAAAGCAGTAAGCATACAGACACAAAGGATATTGAGGAGCGTGTGAAGGATAACACCAGAATCAATATGAAGCTGGATGCTATCGCTGGCACAACACAGGAAATAAAATCGGAAATATCCACAATGAGAGAAGAAATCAATAAGCACAATGACAAGATTATTAAGTTGGAGCAGAGCCTTAAATCTGCGCACCATAGACTTGATACTCTTGAGGAACGAATGAATCATGAGTAGGTGGTTTTCAAATGCTCGATATTAACAGACAAAAGATGTTCTATTCAAAACAAATCGGTCAAGTCCCTGTCTATGATACGGACGAGGATGGGAATTTGAAATACATCACTGTGGACGGAAACCAAGTGCCGATAGAGACAGGAGAATACACAACAGGATATGATGTTCCTGTACCCTTCCGTTCTTCCATAAGCAATAAATTGAGCGAATCACTTATTAAAGAATTTGGTGTTGATAATTCAACAAATTTTGTTCAGATAGTCGATGACAAGGGGAAACTTCCTTTGTCTGTCGGGGATTTGGTGTGGAAGAAATCTGCGGTTCAGTATAAGGCGGCAATGGTCGATAAGACAAGCTGCGACTACATCGTCAAAGGCGTTGCAGATGAAGGGCTGACGGTTGATTTGTTTTTGCTACAAAAGAATATAAAGTAGGTGCAACATGGAAAATAAAACTGTAAATGTTCTTGGAGAGAATTATTCAATTATGTTTGTGGACGAATATCCAGAACTATTTTCTGATTTTGAGGAAACGTCAGATGCCTTGTGCAATTTCTATGACAAAGTGATTTATGTATTAAATCCAAAAGAAAAAGACCTAACGGAAAATGGGAAAATGAACTTAAACAAAAAGAAACTTAGGCATGAGATAGTCCATGCCTTTCTTTTTGAAAGTGGTTTATCTTCCAATACGCATGGGATTTATGGTGCATGGGCTGAGAATGAAGAAATGGTTGACTGGATTGCAATACAGTCTCCAAAAATATTTAAAGTGTTCCAAGAACTTGAAATTTTGTAGGTGGTTCTATGTCGAAGAAAATATCAATCAATATCATGTCCAATAAGTCCATCCAGAACGCCGTAAAAGAGGTTGAGAGCTACGCTTACGAATTGACTGATAAATGTAACGAACTGGCGAAAAAACTCGCTCAAATCGGCGTACAGACCGCCAAAATGAAGGTTGCTCAATACGATGCTGTTTATACAGGAGAACTTCTTAGCAGTATCAATTATGAGCAAGGGGCGGTCATTAAAAAAGGTGCAACGTGGATTGTGTACACTGGCTGTCCTTGGGCCAAATTTGTTGAGTTTGGTACAGGTATTGTCGGAAAGATGAAGCCACACAAAAATAAAGGTATTGTCGGTTGGGAATATGATGTGAACGAACATGGAGAATCTGGATGGTGGTATTACAGGGACGGAAAACGACACTGGACAAAAGGTATGCCCTCTCGCCCATTCATGTATGAAACGTCCATAGAATTAGCAGAAAAGATTGCGGAGGTTGCAAAGGAGGTGTTTGGTTGAGTGATAATTCATGGGCTTATGACATCGGAACGGTTGTATTCTCAATCGTAAAAACGAAAGCTAAGCCAAAATTGGAATCGAAATATCCGACCATATACTTCACAAGCAACGGAAAGAAATTAAGTGATGCTATCTTCCCTACCGTCTATATTCATCGTATGGCGGCGGCGGAGCGTGGAGCAGACCTTGAGGGACTTTCCATAAACGCAACCTTGGAAACCTTTCAGGTGGATGTATTCACAAACACAAACCAATCGGATGTAGGCAGAATAATGTCTGTTGTCGCAGATGTATTCAAGGAAATGCGGTTCAAGGTTATTGCCCTTCCAGAATTTAATGAGGGGGATACATACAGAAGTACCGCAAGATTCCAAAGAGTAATAGGAGCAAATGACAGTTTAACGTGATAAAGCCTAAACGGGCTTTATTTTTTTATGCAAAAAGGAGGAATGAATATGGCAACAGGTTTGAAATCCAGAATTATTTATAGAGAAAAAACATCAAGTCCAACAGAAGGTTCTTATTGGGCAGGAACTTATAAACTTCTGTTGAGGGCGAAAGCCATTCCAAGCCCATTTGGTTCTCAGAACATGGTGGATACATCCACGCTGGAAGACCTTGTAGAAACACAGGAAATGGGAAGACGTGCGGCTGGCTCAATGGAGATTTCTGGCGCATTTGAAAAGAAATACAAAGATGACATGGTTTCAAACGAGGGAAAGGAACTGGATTTTTGTATCTTATATGGGACAGATGGCAAGGGTTCAGAAGGAATCTGCGCTTTTATCGGTCAGGAATCTTTCGCTCCTGATGAAGCAACAGATGACCATTTGACAGGAACTGCAACCGTAGCTGTGAAAACAGTTCCTAAGTGGATTGAGAATGATTATGATGTTGCGGTAACGGAAGACGAGAATGGCTATCCGACTACAATCACACTGTCAAAAAAAGGTTAAGTCAGCCCTTGAATATAGAATCGGCTAATATGGCTGACTATGATAAATCCATAGCCGAAATACAGTAAATTAAGTAGAAAAAAGGAGTTATGCAAATGAAAAACTTTACCATTAACAAAAAAGTGTATAAGGCAAAAGAATTTGATTTTAACCTTGTTTGTGACTTGGAGGACGAGGGTGTTTCTCTTGAGGTCATGCAGGATAAACCCATGTCTATGATGAGAGCGTATTTCGGCATCTGTGCCGGCATTGGAAGAAATGCAGCTGGGGAAGAAATGCAGAAACACATTGTTTCCGGAGGAAGTTTTGAAGAAATGGCAGAAGCCATGTCTAACGCTATGGAACAGTCTGATTTTTTTCGGGCTGCCAACAAGACAGCGGAAGCGGAAACTGCGGAAAATCAGAGAGAAGCGGAATAAGAAAAAAATACAAGTCGTTTCGTGAATTTTTGACTGCTGAATGGTTTCCACAGGCATACGCTATCGGGGTTTCGTGGGATGAATTTTGGAGAATGAATCCAAGGATATTGTTTGCGATTGCAGAGGGATACAACCAACGTGTCAGAAATGCAGATTACATGAATTGGATAAACGGTCAGTATATGCTTTCTGCTGTAATTGTCGGTGTAGAGAAAAATTTGGCAGGAAATAAGGCAAAAAATGAGTATATCAAAGAACCCATCCTTTCTGTTAGCGAAGAAAAACGGAATACTGAATCAAATGAAGAGATTGCGGTTTTTGAAATGAAAAAAAGGATACTGGCACTTCGTGAATCTGGTTTGCCAGAAAGTCCGAAATAGTATTTAGGTGGTAATGGCTAAGTCTATTACCACCTATTTAACGCTATGGGAAGGTGGTGGAAACGAAGAATGAGTGAAATAGATAAACTTGAGATAAAGATTGTTGCAGATGCCGCAGAAGCGGAAAAGTCTGTAAAAAAGTTGAGCAAAACTATTGATGGTATCGGGAAAACAGGAGATTCCACAAAACAGATTCGTGAAATTAAATCTGTTTTGGAGAGCATTAAAACACCAGAAATAGAGATTAAAGGCATAAAAGAATTTGCGAAACAAGCAAGAATCATAGCACACAACTTTTCAAAAGCCGCAAGAAGTGCAAAGGAAATCGGCGCTTCGTTAAAAGGCGTGAATCTCGGACAACTCACAAAAAAGACGAAAAAAGAATCTGCATCTGTTGAAGATTATAGCCATTTGAAGGACATCCCTATTTTTGACATGGGCAAGCAGATTAACGGTGAGCCGATACAGGATGCCGCAAAATCCATGTCTGATTTAACGAGCGAAACGAAAAATGCAGAATCAGCGGCAGAAAAGCTATCATCCGCTATAAAAAATGTTTCTCGCTCAAATGCACCCATGATAGACCAGAATAAAAGATTGGCTGAATCTGTTATGGAACTCCAAAAGTCATTTGGCAGAGAAGGAATATTGACTGGCGTAGAAGGCATTGATAGCGGAGATTTTGAAAAAAATTTCCAAAACGCAAGAAAGAATTACTTTGATTTCAAAAAAGATTTAGAGAAATCTGGATTAAGCATGGAGTTTCCAGAAATCGAAAAACAAATGAAATCTTTAGAAAAATACTTTGACAGGGCAGACACGCTATCCGCAAAACGTCATTCATTAAGCAAGGCAGGAAAACTTACGGATATAAAAGCAGCCCCTATCATTTCTGAACTTACGCAGATAGATAGGAAAGTGGAAGATACCGCAAGAAATATGAATAAGAATATTTCTTCTGCCGGAGATAAAATTCGGAGCACATTGGAAAATCTCGATATTACAGGCATAGAAGGAATTGATAACGGAGCGTATAAGAAAGATTTGAGCGAAGCAACAAGTCTGTTGGAGGGAATGAAGTCTACCATTCAAGAAACTGGTGTTGCCGCTAATAAATTGAATTTTTCTAAAATGGAACGCTTGCTTGGTGTCATAAGAAAGGACAATAACGAGATTGACAATCTTCTTGCGAAATGGAAAGCGTTGAAAATAGAGGGGAAGGATACACCTCTAAGAACTCTGCCTATTATCGAAAAGATAAAACAACTGCAAAATGAAGTGCGTACAGCAATAAAAGACCTTAAAGAAATGAACAATGTTGCCAGAGCGAAAATTCCTGATATGCAGAGAAGTATGCAAGAGAAAGAGGCACAGAAAAGGCAAGCAAGCCAAAGGAAACAGTCAAATAACAAAGGTTTTGGCGTTTCAATTCCTAAAATGGTTGGTATGTCTGTACTGTACTCCACTGTATTTCAGCTGATTGCTACCATAAAATCTGCATTTGTAGAGGGTATGCAGAGTTTGGCACAGTACAGCCAAGCAGTAAACGCCAATATTTCCTCTATGATGTCCGCTTTAATGCAGTTGAAAAACGCATTTGCGGCGGCGTTTGAGCCTATCCTATCGGTTGTTGCGCCCTACCTTGCTACTTTCATTAGTTGGGTTGCAAGTGCAATCAATGTGTTGGGGCAATTCATTGCGGCACTTACAGGCAAAGGATATGCGGTGCAGGCTAAAAAAGTGCAGATGGACTACGCTAAAAGCCTGCAAAAAACGGCAGGCGGCGCAGGAAAAGCGGCTAAGGCGTTAAAGGAAATGCAGGACTATACGCTTGGATTTGACGAATTGCACATCATAGATACCAAGCAGAACGATAGCGGCGGTGCTGGTGGAGGCGGCGGCGGTGCTGGAGAACTTCTCCCTACTGATATGTTTGAAACGGTTGAGATTGATTCCAAGATACAGGATTTGGCAAAACGATTCAAAGAACTACTACCTTTGATTACCTCTATTGCGGCAGGGTTGGCGGCTTGGAAAATATCAATGGGATTGTTCAAACAGCTTGCAGAACTAAAAAAGAAATTAAAGGAATTGGAAGTGTTGAGCAAATTAAATGTCAAGATGAATGGGCTTAAAACTGTCTTAGCGAATATCGGACCTATATTATCTGAGTTAATGAAGGTTGCTCCTACAATCCTTGGATGGTCTATTGTTATCGGCATTATCGTTGGACGATTTGTGTACCTGTACCAAACGTCAGAAACATTCAGAAAAGGACTTGAAAGAACGAAGGAAATATTTAAGGGGATTTTGAACGTTGTCGGCGATGTATTCAAGGCGGTTGGAAAGGTTCTTTATGATATTGGTTCTGGAATATGGAATCATTTGCTCAAACCGTTCCTTGAATTTATCGGCATTGATACATCCAGAATCGAAGAAGAATTTGCAAATTTTTTCAAAATGATAAAGGATTGGCTCGGAAAACTTAATATTGATTTCGGAGACTTAGGAATCACTATTGCAGGGCTTGCCCTTCTGTTCATTCCCGGCGGTCAGTTATTCGGCGGTGCATTATTGGCTTTTGAGGGAATATCCGTTGCCTTGCGTGCGTTGGGCGGCGTAAGTGATGAAACATGGGCATCCATCAAAGAAAAAGCTGTCGGGGCATGGAACGCTATCAAAGACTTTTTCAAAACAACATGGGATGAAATTGTAAGCTACTATCCAGAGAAATGGTCGGAGGTAAAAACCTCAACCGCTGAATTGTGGGAATCTGTCAAAACAACTATTTCTGAAAAATGGAAAGCTATCAAGGATTTCTTCACAAAAACAATACCACAGATTGTAAGTGATATTGTCAAATGGTTCTCTGAAATGCCGAGCAAGGTCGGTACTGCTATCTCGGTATTCTTTACAGAGACAATACCGAATTGGGCTACAAGTGTATACAACACATTCAGCGAGAAGGTAAACAATATCGTTACCAGTGTTGCCACTTGGTTCGCTCAACTTCCACAGAAGATTTACGAAAAAATAATTTTGTTCCTTGAGAAAATCACTCTTTGGAAAGATAAGTCAATCGAAAAGGTAAACACAGAAGTGCCGAAAATCTTGGATAAGGTTGCTGAATGGTTCGGTAAACTTCCGCAGAAAATCATGGAAGAATTGAGAAAAACCATAGAAAACATTAAGAGTATTGGTGGCTTTATACTGGATGGCATTTTGGAGGGTGCAAGTAATTTCGGAAATAAGGTTGGCGGATTTGTAAAAAAACTACTTGAAAAAGTAAACAAAGAAGCTGAAATCCACTCTCCTTCCAGACTGTTTAAGCGCGAAACAGGCGTTTGGGTTGGCGCAGGCATCATAGAAGGTATGGAAGAATCTGTCAAGGGTGCAGGCAGTGTTATTGATGAAATCGTAGACAAAGTATCTGGCGGTGGCAGTCTTGCTCCTGTTGTATCGGTTGAAGCACCAGACATTTCACAGTGGAACGAAGTGTGGGACATTGCTCGTGCAAAATTTAGCGAAACGAAAGCCGCCATCGTGTCTGAAATGCGGAACTTCTACACACAGATAAATGCACTGTCATTGACATTTGGGAACGTGTTCAAGGCAAGCATGAGCGAATACCTTAACAAGACCTATGACGGCATTTACAACACGTTTGATGCTATCAGACAGACCTTGCAGCAAGTATCTGACGAGGTCACAAGGATGCTGAACCAGATGGTTTCGGACGCAAACTCTCTGGCAGGATTGACTGGTAAGAAATACAGTTATGTCGGCGGTTATACCATGCAACAAGCGCAGCGTTTCAATATAGAAATGTTTGCGAATGGCGGTTTCCCTCGGTCTGGAGAATTGTTTGTTGCGAGAGAAGCGGGGGCAGAAATGGTCGGCAATATCGGCGGCAAAACAGCCGTTGCCAACAATGACCAGATAGAACGTGCGATTTTTAATGCCGTTTTAACAGCTATGTCACAGGCAATGGCGAACGGCAGCAGTCAGCCAATCGAACTGAATCAGAAGATTGAACTGGATGGAGATGTTATTTATAACAATCAGCAGAGAGTATCCGCAAGACGAGGGATAAACTTCGGTCTTGGTGCATTTCAAAGGTAGGTGGTTTTTGTGGCAGTAATTAAATATAACGGCACAGAAATTACCTGTCCTTCTGTGCAGGAATACGAAGGTCAACAGATGGTTGACAGCGGCAGAAATGCAAGAGGCGTTGTGGTGGCTCAAAAGATAAACCGCCGCCAAGTGAAACTGAGTTTGGAGTGGAAGGTTATTTATCCAAAGGATTTGCAGAAGATTTTGGAGTTGATTGAAACCTTCATAGGCAACGTGACCTATTATGACCCAAAGGAAGGTAAATTCATCACAAGGGAAATGTATTGGGGAGATTATTCCGTTTCTACATATTGGGTGTCCGAGAACGGCACACCAAAAATGTTTACAGGATTAAAGGCTTCTCTTATCGACACAGGGAAATAGCGGGGCGGTGGTTTTATGTATCCAGTAACAGCAAAATGGAAAGAAGAAACAGAGCAAACGCTCCGCAATCCCTCCTATGTGAGAATTGTATTTGGCGTGACAGACCCAGACGCGCCAAGGTTAAGCAGACCAACAGATAACGGACATTTGCCTTACAGTGATATTGATAGCGTGGATGTTGGGACAACTGCCCCATCCACATATCAAACCATGGAACGTAACCGCTTTGTGTTGGATGGCAAGAACCCGTTGCCGAGAGAAGTAAACCAGATTTATCAAGGGTATGTCGGTACGGAAATCAGTGACGATGCAGGGATATACGCTATACAGCCATGCGTAAAGGTTGCATTTGATGATTATGTGCAGTTTCCGGGGCTAACATTTCAGTTTGATGAAAGCATGGGAGACTATCCGAGTAGTTTTCGTATCTTGGCGAAAAAGGATGGCGTTTCTGTTTTTGACAAAACATTTTCGCCAGATACGCCATATTGGGAAATGTCCGAGCATATTCCGATTTGCAACGAAGTACAGTTCTTTTGGGCAAAATCAAGCATACCGCACCGTAGGGCAAGGTTGCTTTCTTTGATTTATGGTCTGGTAAGCAGATTGACTACCGATGATATTACGAGCTGCTCCTCTACAAAAGAGATTGACCTCTTGACCTCTAAAATTCCAAAGCAGGAATTTGAGTTTACGTTGATTGATATGCAAAGAAGATATGACCCCGAGAATCCGCAGGGCGTTTGGGAGTATTTGGAAAGCAGACAACCTGTCAATTACCAGTACGGATACGAATTGTCGGACGGCTCTGTTGAGTGGATACCTTGGGGACTGTCCTATTCCTCTGGTGACTTTGAAGTATCCAAGCAAGGTATTGTTGCAGAGGTCAGCATAAAGTGCGTAGGTTTGGCAGACCATTTGACAATGACCTATGATGAGGGCGTTTATTCCCCTTCTGGTCGCAGTTTGTTTGACCTTGCAACCGATGTTATGAGGTTTGCGGGATTTGAAAATACAATTCAGCTTGATAACGCATTGAAGAATATTTATACGCATAATCCCCTGCCCTCCTCCAAAGTGAATGAGTGCTTGCAGCTGATAGCAAATGCAGGGCGTTGCATTATGAGCCACAGTAGAGGCGGCTATATTCAAATCCTTAGAGAAAACGCGGAAACAACTGGGTTTGAAATGAACTTCGACAAAATGACGGATACGCCAACAACAACAAAGATACCGCCACTTCGCAACCTATCAGTCGAGTATAACTCCATCAAGGTAAATCCCGAATTGACGGCGGCGGTCAATGCTGTTGAAATATCAGCCCCTACCGCACATGAGTATACCTTTACTCACCAAGCCTTTACAAATCAGAAGGTGGAAGTAAGCGGCGGCTTGTCTATTGTCGGCACTCCGAAATACTATGCCTACAAGACCGTAGTAACGCTTAAGGGAAACGGTACGGTAACGGTCAATGGGAATAGCCTTACGGAGAATAAAATCGAGTACAGGAAGAAATACAGTGACGTTGGCGAGGATTTGAGCGGAGTTAGCAATACGCTCATTGACAACCAGACGGACGCTATCGCATACGCAAACTGGGTGGCGGCGGTCACTCTGCGTCGAAACACCTACAGTGCGCCAGACAGAGGATACCCAGAACTGGACGTTGGAGATTCTGTCAACTTCACAAGCAACTTCGCGAATGAAACGCCTGTTACTATGGTTCAGCAGAAATTGACCTATAACGGCGCGATTAAGGGCGAGTGTCAATATATCATTGGGGGTGGTAGCTAATGGCTTGGATAACACCGATTTTTAACCGAACGGTATCCGACACCGTTACGGCGAGAGCGGCTCAGGCGAACGAGGAAAACAATAAGGGCGCACTGAACTATCAGGACTTGAACCGCATTGAGGGCAACCATAAGGAACTGATGCGGTGGCTTGAAAATGAAGGATACTACATCCCCAGAACATACAGAAACTACAAGGAGAGTTTCAACGGCACAACCTACACAGATTGGCAGGAAGAAAACATACCTTGGCTGTCTGAAATCAACCGTATCCGAGCGAATTATACCGCTCTGGTGCGGTTGTTTTTGGTTGGCTTGGATTTACCTGTATTTGCGGAAAGTGATTACCTTGATTGGCAGGAAGTAAATGATTGGGAACGTGTTGCCGCGGTCGGCAAGGAAATGACAGAAAATATGAAGCAGGAATATATCTACTGCGGAACGATGAATAGCGGAGGTGAACGGTTGCTATGAAGGATTTTTTAGATAGAACCCCAACACAGGTAGGGCGGAGAAAAATCACCCATGCGGACGGAACAAGTGAATATGTGACGGTCGAAATGGCTGACAACCCGACCGTTATCGGCACACCGCTGAATCGGGCGGCGTTTATGGCGTTGCAGGGGTTTGAGGCGTTTCATGTTGCTTTTAACGATGACGGCTCTATTACCGAAACAAATGCACTGAATGAACCGCTGGACACCGTTTTCAACACAGACGGAACGATTGACGAAACTTTTACAAATAAGGACGGAATGAAAATCGGAATAAAAACAAAATTCAATCCAGATGGTTCGATTTCGGGAAACCTTATCAATTTCACAGCGTAAGGAGGGAAAATTATGAGAATTTGGGCGGCGGTAAAGTACGCATTAAATAGCACGTTGGGAACGAATGAGTTTACTCCGCTAGATGTACTCATCAAAAATGCGGTTGTAGGTGGAATTGAAGAATATATATCTTTTGGAAGTTACACATTCACTGTTCCTGCTGGAGTCACGAAGATAAAAGTAACGGCGTGCGGTGCCGGTGCTGGCGGATGTGGTGGGTATTATTATAGCAGCAAATACAATGCTCATGGAGGAAACGGCGGAGGAGGGGGTGCCGCTGCTATAAAAAGGTTTGATGTAATACCGGGAGATAAGATTAGCATAACGGTTGGAAAAGGAGGAACTGGCGCAGATGGGGGTAAAGGCCCCACTACCCAATATCCTCAACCTACGAAAGGTGGGAACACCATAATTGGGAATCTGATGACACTTGCAGGTGGGAATGCTCCGGTGCATACAAACTCAACTCTTGGTACTGTAGGTACTGCTGGTGGTACTGGTGGAGGAGACGGAGGAACGCCGTGGGGAAGCGTAGAAATACCTGCAACGGCTGGTAAAAACGGGTTGGTAGGTAAAGGAGGAACCACTGACGCGCCAACTGTTCAATCAGCTGGAGGAGGAGGCGGCGGTTCATTGGGAAACGGAGGCAATGCAGTCTATAATTCTGATGGAGGCAATGGGACTCGTGGCGGCGGCGGTGCTGGCGGCAGTGGTAATTCATCGAAGCAAACGAAAGGTGGCAATGGCGGAGATGGATATGTGAAAATTGAATGGGGGGCATGTGCACTATGAAAACTTATGCAATGATTTTACAAAACAGAGTGATTGACGTTCTGAAAAACCAAGAAACAGAACCGCATTGGCCGCCTGACCCATCGGGCAATCCTGTGACTGCCATTCCTTGTGACGATACAGTTACGCTTGGCATGATTTATGACCCAGAAACAGGTACGTTTTCGGAATACACACCACCCGAACCAGAACCCATGCCAGAACCACAACCAACCCAGCTTGACCGCATTGAGGAGCAGTTAAACGCCCTTACTGCGGACAGCGTGACAATAGAGAAATTAAATGCGGCAATCAGTGAAGGGGTGAATGAGGTATGATGGAAACGATTAAGCACATGGCGAAGCTGGCGGCGCAGGCGGTGCAGGAGAAAGCGGACACTATGACAGGAACGGAATTAAACGCTGAGGACAGGTTTATTCCTGATTTTCAGACAGCGAAAGAAAAAGAAAATATGCTCAATCGCCCTGTCGGGTTTATCTGTAAGAGTACCGCAGAGCGCGTGGTAAAGCTGTTACAGGTCTATGACAGCAGTATTTATACCGCTGAGCCAGAGGAACTGCCTGCACAGTGGGGGTTCGTATGGAGTGACAACCCCGAAAAGGCGAAGCCGTTTATCGCGCTCGCAACGTCCCCTTACATGAAGGGAAATTGCTGCACGGAGGATGGCGCGGTGTATCGTTCTCTTATCGATAATAATACATGGAGCCCGACAGAATACCCTAGCGGATGGGAAAAGGTAGAAGCATAAAGGAGGCTTGATGAAATGAGACAGATTACATTCTTAATGGAAAACTGGTACTTAGTGGTGGCACTTCTGGCGGTTGCCTGCGTGATTGGTATGTGTATCGGCAGATTTCTGAATATGCCCACCGAAACACAGCGCGTCAAAGTGAAACAATGGCTGTTATGGGCGGTTATGCAGGCGGAAAAGGAATTGGGCGGCGGCACTGGAAAATTGAAACTGCGCCGCGCCTATGATTTATTCGTGCAGAGATTCCCTGCTATTGCTATAGCGGTATCATTCGATACCTTCTCTGCGTGGGTGGATGAAGCACTGGAAGAAATGCGAAAAATGCTGAAAGAAAACAAGGCGGTCAAGGAAATTGTAAAGGGATGATTACATGGCGAAAAAAATGAACGCCGAAAAATGGGAAAGATTAAAAGAAGAAGGTCTTTCCTCGTATTATGTTAGTAATTTTGGAAGGATATATAACGAAAAGAAAAACAAACCTGTCCCTATTCAGAAGAATAGGAGAACGGGTTATTTTTTTGTCTCTCTATGGAATTATGATAAAAAGAAGGGAGAAAAAAGATATGTTCACAGATTGGTTGCAACATATTTTATATCAAATCCAGATAATAAAAAATATGTAGACCACATTGATACCGATAAATCTAACAATGTCTGTCAGAATCTGAGGTGGGTTACGGCAAAGGAAAATGTTAATAATGTTTTGACGATAAAGCACATGAAAGAAAACCATGCGAATGTTTTCGGGAAAAAAAATTCATTCTATGGCAAAAAGCATACAGAAAAATCCAAAAAAGAAATGAGCGAAAAAAAGAAAGGGGAGATGAATCCCTGCTATGGGAGAAGCGGTTCTAAACATCCTATGTTTGGAAAGGAATCCCCGACAAAAGGAAAGAAAAGATATTTCAATGAAGAAACAATGCGATACTATTACGCTTAACGGAGGTGATGGCAAATGGCAAAAATGACTGGAAAAGAACTGGTAAAGTTTTGTAGAAGCAAGGTCGGCACTGCCTATGTCTGAGTTTACGGTATGAAAGGCTCTGTAATGACAGAAGCAAACTACAACTATCTGAAAAACAAATATGGCAATATGGTATGGAACAGTGACCGAAAGAAAATCGGCAAGGTTTGTGTAGACTGCTCTGGTCTGATTTCGTGGGCGTGCGGTGTGAAACTCGGCAGTACCCAATGGAAAGAACGGGCAAAAAGCGTAAACCCTATTTCTACCATAGAAAAAGCACCCATCGGGGCGTTGGTCTGGATGAAGGGGCATATCGGTGTTTACACTGGTATGAAGAACGGCTACCCTTACTACATAGCAGCTGACGGTTCGGCTTACGGCGTGCGTGAAGTCCCCCTGCGGTGCAACAAATTCACGCATTGGTTGCTTGTAAATGATATTTTCGACTACGAAACGGAGGATGAAGAAGTGGTAGAGAAGTGCAAGGTTATTATTGACGGCAAAGAACACATGGCAGAACGGATTTTGAAGGACGGGACAAACTACATCAAAATTCGTGACGTAGCGGATGCTATCGGGTACAATATCACAAGCAAGGGGAGTATTGCGGTGCTGACGAAAAAGTAACCATTGCGTTGACCTCAACAAAATGGTATAATAACAGTACACCCTTTCGTAGATGTTCCAATCCTAAGCTACACAAAAATTGGGAGTATATCAATTTCGGTATACTCCCTTTTTTTATGCCGTTTTCCGAATTTCCCCGACCATCATATCTACCATATCGAACACTTCATCCCCATAAGTAGCCACAAAGTCACATAAAAACTCCTCCTGTTCTAATGGGATGTGTATGTCATAGGACATACAGACTGCATGGCATAATTCGTGTATAAGTACCTTCCTCTTAAAGCTGCCTACAAGCCGATTTGAAAGGCAAATACAGTGAGTGGTGTTATCGGTCACACCAACAGTAAAACTCCCGTCAGAGCGGCGCAGACAGTCAGAGGATGGCATAACGGAAACAACGCTCCACTTTACGCCGTTTATCTCAAACACCATTTCGTTAGCACCCCCAATTTAAAAAAAGATAGGGGTGTTTTCCCCCTATCCGTTTTATATCAGCCGATTTTCTGCAACAGCGTTGTCATTTTAGCTTTCAAAAGAGTACGTTCTTCTGGTGTCATATCCGAAAGAATCTCTGTCACGTCACCAGAAAGCTCCTTCATGTATGCTTCAAGGTCGCGCATCTTTTGCTCTTTGTCGGACTGTGAATTTGACCTGTGCGTTTCCTTGCTTTCTGTGTAGTGGCGTTTTGCTCTTTCGTATCCGCTCATCATGGGTTCGGTATAGTACATTCTACCTCCCATACGGTCTAAATCTCTGCCACGCTCCGCATCACTCTTGCTATCCCATTCGTGATACATATCGGGTGTCTGGAAGTAATAAGGCGGTTCTGTATAGCCTCTTCGTGTTCCTCTGCCCTTTGGTGCGAATCTACCGTCAGCGTATCTGTAATGGTCGTAGAAACGCCTGTCTCCGTCCTCGTAGTATTCGGATTTCAATCTTCTAAGGATTTCCTTATCTTCTTCTTCGTCCTCTTTCTCTGCTTTCTGCATAGCTTTTGTAATGACCGCTTTGTATTCGGCATCGTTTAAGTCTTTAATCATATCGACAACCTGACCCATTTCGGCGGTATCAACACATTCCAGACCGTTTTCCATTTTAAACCATGCCTTTTCGCAAAGACACTCAATCATTTTGTGCATTCTCTCAATGTGCATAAATTATTCACCTCCGTCCGTTGTTGCGGGGGCACCTTCTCCGTTGATAGCAGATAATCTGTTATCTGGCGTACAGCAGGGTTCCCCTATCATTCTGAACAATCCAGAATTGTTCGTTGTCTCAACTACGGTTTTGTATCTGGTTCTTGTTCTCAAGCCAGATGCTATAACCTGTCTGCAATTACGCTTCATAAGCGGATACTGCACAGTACCGCCACCAATCGTAATAAAAACAGGAGCATTGATTGTAGTGGTATCGGGGATTTTTTGAGCCACCACAATACAAACTTTTCGGCAGTCTGCATAACTGCCAGCGGGTAAATCTATAATCAGATTTCCGCCTGTAAAATTCACTGACTGCGACATAATGAAATTATCGCAAAGTCGGCACACGTTTTTGCAAGCCATAAAATAACACCTCCTAAAAAATAAGGGTAGACTTCTGCCTACCCTCTTTGTATCAACCACTGTGGGCGAAGTCTGATTTAATATCAGATAGTATTTTTAGTATTTCCTTCTGGTCTTTCATTATCTTATCCAGATAATACCCATCCTGCCTATGCAATTCTTTCAGTAGTGTATCGTTCGATACTTGCTGACACGTTACAAACTGTAAAAACACAGACAGGACGGTAAGCATGTCCAAGTAAGATAACCCTTTATTTTGGTTGTCTGTCATTAGCAACCACAACCGCAACCGTTACCGTATCCGGAATAAGGATAAGGCGCAGGGACGCTATACGCAGGGACAGGCATAGGATTGATTCTTCTAATCAATTCCGCTGTCTGTGCCTCCTGATTTGCCGTAATGTATGCGTTCTGTGCAGACTGGGATGCAGCAAGCTCCAGTTTCTGAACCTTGTCTCTCAAATCCGCATTTTCCTTAGCACACAGGTAGTCAAGGATTGCTCTTGTTCCTGCGTTCTGACTGTCGATAATGTCTCTGGTGTTTGTGTTCATTGTGTTATTCAATGCACAAGTGTCCTTCGCCATATCGTATCTTACCTGAGCGATTGCTTCTCTGTTCTGACAACAACAATCCGCAAGCTGTGCCTGCAATGCGTTCTGACCCTGCATCAGAGCCACATTAGTTGTATTAAACCCCTGCTGTGTCTGGTATCCAAGATTGCAGATAGCGTTATCAACACTATGGAAACCATTCATCAGGGTTGTGTTCTGTGCATAGAAACCATCACACATACCGTTGGAGATACCATCCAGTTTGCCAATGATAGACTGTGTATCAAAGCCTCTCTGGATATCTGCCTGTGTAGCTGCTGTTGCTACATAGCCGCCGCCATTACCGCCGAAACCGCCGAAACCGTTATTGCCCCATCCAAAAAGCAAAGCAAAAACTACGATTATCCACAGCCAGCCGCCATCGTTGAACGCACCGTCATTGCCATAACCGCCAGTTGCCGGCATTACAGGCATAGTAAAAGGTGTATTGTTTGTAGAGTTGAACATATTAGATTCCTCCTTTTGATTGATTATTTTTATTCATAAAGAGGCACCAAGGTTTTTGCGCGCAACCTCTAATATGTCTTACATTCCAAACTTATCTTTCATTTGTTGCATTATTTCGTCAGGGTTTACCCCTTTCTCTTTGCAGAGGTTTCTTGCCATCTGCTCTACGCCTTTGACATCCCCATTCTGCATCATGTCAATGGCATTTTTCGCCATAGGGTTTCCCATCACTTGACTATTGTTCATCATGCTTTGTAAAAACTGTTGCGGATTCTTTATGCCGCTAAATAATTGAAACAAGTTTTTCATTCTGCATCAGCCTTTCTCTTTGTCGATTGTGCGCTTGATTTTGGCGCAGTTTTATTTATGGAAACTTCCAACTGCTCTAATCTTTCCGACAGTTCATCAAATCTATCCATGAAAGCTGAAACTGTACCGTCCGACAAATCAATTTTCAAATTCTCTTTGTTGTGGATTTCATTTTGAGGAACAGTCTCATTTATCGGCTTGAAGATTACAGTTTTAATTGTGCCGTCGGCGTTCCATGACTTAGCCAATATTGCACTCATATCCTGCATTGGAAAGAACGCCGCCGAACCATCCATAGGTACGTCATTTGCTGTTATCATTTCCACAGACTGTACCACTCGACCATTTATGCCGCTCTGTAACTGCTGCTGAAACTGGTTTGTGGTCTGCAATGGCTCTATCTGTGGTTGCTGCATCCTCGGTTGTTGGAAGTACGGATTGTACCCATACTGCTGATATGCTGGTTGGATATTATAGTTCATGCTCTGATAAGGATTTGGTTGCATAGTCAATTCCCTCCTTTTCCAATACCTCTTGCACCGCCCGAACCATAACAGACTGGTACGTCAGAGGTATCTTCATTACATCTTCCCTACTGAAAATTTTTTCTAATACTTCATCTGAAAACATTTCCATCATCCTCTCTATAAATATATTTTCGCATAAAAAAAGAGCCAAAAGTGTCATCTTTCGCTCAACTTTCTGTCATATATTTTTTGTTTTGTATGGGGCTTTTCTACACCAATTCTACACCACTACACCAATTCTACACCATTTTTCTGAAAGTTATTCATTGGTTTTGAAAAGTTATTCAATATTTACCATTTTAGTATGAATTGCTCAAAACCATTGAAAATAAAGTTATTGACGATGTTTTTAAAGTTATAACAAATTATTTCGTTTGAATAAAAATTTCAATATCATTTAATCCCATAAA